ATGTTGCTGAAGAAAGTGATCCCCGCAATCCTGTTGTTATCCGTATGCGGCCAGGCGCTGGCGGCACAAATCATTACCGTCAGCCGCTTTGAGATCGGGAAAGAGAAGTGGCCGTTTAACCGTGAAGAGGTGATGCTGACCTGCGAGAAAGATGGTGCGATGTTTGCCATCAACCCGAGCACGCTGATGCAATACCCGCTGAACGACATCGCCGACCAGCTGTTTAAAAACAAACAGGTGAAAGCGCAGCCGATTAGCGTGATTCAGGCCGAAGACAAGGCGCATCCGGGCCAGATGATGAGTCTGCAGCCGATTGTTGAGCGCACTCAGGCGCTGTGCGGTAAATAAACCTCCCGGGTGCAGCCTCGCACTGCGCCCAATCAAGGATTTTTGCCGTTGCGATCACAAACTGATCCGGTTTATGGCCCTGATCCCTGCGTTTGCTGGCATTTCCACCGCGCTGTTCTAACCTTAAATTGCAAGGCGACACCGCCTTCATAAATGCCAACTTTTAGCGCACGGCTCCTTGAGAGCCATTTCCCTGGACCGAATATAGGAATCGTATTCGGTCTTTTTTTAGTGATATGATTTATATGGTTTTTTTGAGGGTGGTTACGAAATTTCCCGAAAATATCCCGAAATCACTATATCCAATCTATACCATGACATATTCCTGACCGCGCGAATCGAGATACTTTTTAGTCATAGAAAGGTTTTTATGGCCGAGTAATCTTTGCGCAAAATCCTCTCCATTTTCCACTTCATACAGTCGGCTGGCAAGACTTCTGATTTCATGAAATGTCGGAGGGTTAGGGCCAAATTTAATTCCGCTTATTTCACGCGCTTCTGCAAATGCGCCTGTGAGCGCATCTGGTGAAACCGGCCCCGGTTTTCTGCCCCCGCGACGGACTGCAGAATAAATCAGGCTATCCGATGGGTTATCCTTCCGGCACTCCTCTAAGATCCCCTCCAGTGACATTCCCAGTTCTTTCAGCTCTAAATCCATTGGCATCGCCAGCTTATGGCCAGTCTTGCTTTGTGTCACAAAAAGTCGTCCATCTTTGATCGCGCTGAAGGTCATGCGCGTTACATCCTCCCGGCGCTGTCCGGTGAGCAGGCCGATGTTCATCGCATTCTGCAGCCAACCTCCCATGCTTTCAGCAGCCTTGCGGATAGCCAGAAATTGCTCAAGTGATAAGCGCTCACGCCTGACTTCAGGTGATGGGGTTCTGGTTGGCTCTACTGGATTCCTATCGATAATGCCTTCAACAACAGCCTCGCGGAAAACATCCATCAGCAGCGATCGCAATGCAACCGCCATGCTGTGCTTCCCACATTGGACATACGATTCAAGGAAAACTGCAATATCACGCGTACTGATCGCGGTAATTGGTAGGCGACCAAACTCAGCCTGAATGGTTAGTAGCTGGTTGCTACGTATCTTCATTGTGCTTGGCTTCAAACTGCGCCGCCCCAGGATGACGTCGTACCGTTCAAGCCATTTACTCACTGTGAAATCAGGCGTCTCTTTAAGCCGATCGAGAAGGGCGGATGGTAGGTAGTTTTGCTCAATGTAGCTGTTCGCTTCGATAGCCTGGGCTACCGCATCCTTGCGGGGTATTTTACCCAGTGAAATCTCCTGACCGGTCACAGGATTTCGCCAGGAGTATATCTGCTTCGTTTTACGAAACGTCAGGTTCCTTGGCAGATTAGCGTCGTACCGCTTTGGCCTGTTCGACATGTTTCAGTTTCTCCATCAGCGAGCCCTTTTTCGGCGTTGCTACGTATTCCGGCCTGCGCTTCAACATCTTCTTGCGCGGGTCAACGTATACCGAATCCGGTTCGAGTTTGTATTCTTTTCCGTGAAGCTCCGGGCATGGGTAAATCCTGCCCTCCCTGACCCAGCGGCGCAGGGTGGATAAAGAGGGCGGCTGCGAATATGTTGCCGACGCCCACTCCTGAAGGTTCATTAGCTTAGCCATAATTTCTCCTGCACTTTTTAACAGAACTTGATCGCAAACTATCGCAAGTTTTCATGTGGAGCGACTTCTACCCCTTATACGACCAGTTCCAGACCAGCACGATGCAAATAAAAAAGGCGAGCCACAGAGTGAACTCGCCAGGGGAGATGTCGCGGATGGTGTTCATGTCTTGCTGCTCAGGATGTTGAATGCAGTTGCTGCCACTCGTGGAACTTGTCCATTGCCAAGGGCTTTAAGTCTGTCCACCCCATAGGCCACATCATCAGCCACTCGACATAATCGGGGCAGGCGTTCAGGCCAGGCATTTCTTCCCCGCCAGCCTCCAGGTGCTGCCAGGCTAGATAATCCTCGAGGTTGTGTCTGTGATCGCCAGTCCTCGCCCGACACCATGCTATTCCATGCCCGCCCATGCTGGCCCTTGGGGTAGGCAACAAGCCAGATTCTGTCGCGGTTATGGGACGCTCCGCACTCTGATGCTGAAATACAACACCATTCCGCATCGAGCCCCAGCGAGGCAATATCACCAAGGACCACGGCAAGTCCTCTTCCCACAAGCAAAGGTGAGTTTTCCAGCAGGATGTACTGAGGTCGAATCTCATCGACGATTCTTGCCATTTGCTTCCAAAGTCCCGATCGCTCTCCTGATATTCCTGCTCCGGAGCCTGCCGCTGAAATGTCTTGGCAGGGAAACCCGCCAGAAACGACATCAACAATTCCTCTCCATGGCTTTCCGTCAAAACTGCACACGTCAGACCAAATCGGGAAAGGTCGGAGAATTCCATCATTTTGTCGTTGCGCCAGAACCTGTGCTGCGTAGGCGTCACGTTCAACGGCGCAAACTGTTCGCCATCCAAGGAGGTGCCCGCCGAGTATTCCTCCGCCAGCGCCTCCGAAAAGAGCCAGCTCATTCATGGCACCTCACTATTTATTTCAGACATAACAACTCCTCACGCAGAGCGCGATAGTGAATAGGGTGGGTGGGGGTTTAGGTGGTTATTCTTTGGTGAGAAACTGCAATTTGTGCCAGATATCCAAATCATCCTTGTCGTGATTCTCGCAGTACTCTTCAACTGCCTTCTTAATCAGAGATGCCTGTTCAGCAGAAAGGTGATCATCCCGATGGTCGAAGAAAGCGACAGTCATTGCTCTGCCGCCAAGGATATCTGTTAGCGGGCCAATTGGTGGCTCTTTGCCATCCGGGAACTCAACTACCAGCGTGTAAACGCTCATTCCACTCTCCTATGCTGCTTAGCGTGCTCAACACGCTCATGGTCTTCTCTACATTCAGTCGAACAAAAGCATCCAGCCGTCACCGCCTCTTCGCAGTAATAGCAGGTGTCGGTGAATGACATTTCCGGATGCCTGCGGTTAGCCAGGGCAATCTCAATCATCTGCTGCTCGCGTTCTGCGGCTTCATCTATCGGATCTGGATGTGTCATTTTGGTTTCCTATAGGCAATAAAAAACCCGCACTTGGCGGGTCGCTAGGTATCAGAAGTATTTTACTGGTCTTGGTTTTCGAAGCTTTATCTCTTCCGCTATTTTCTCGCGGCTAACTCGAGCTTTGTTAGCGACTATGAACAAGGCCAGCTTTCCTGTTGATTGCTCAATCTCTTCAATTCTTGTTATCGAGAAAACCTCATAAACACTCCGAGATTTATCTTCGATCTCGAAACTACCAATGTCGGATTTAACCTGCTCTATAAACGGAGTCTGTCCCTCTTTGAACACTAAGCAGTCAAAACTCATCACTTCTCCTCCCTTTGTTAAACCGGGTCCGATCCCCGTCTAAACTTCATCGTCCCTATGCGTGAAAACTTTAATCCTGCTTATTAAAGTCCAGCCATTCCTCCCAGCAATGCTCAGGGTCAATATCCTGATACCCACGCCGCTCAGCTACTGCTAAGACCCCTTCAGCATCCGTGACAATAGCCGTGGCATTATCACGAATAGCCAACACCTCCTCTTCAGTCAAAGGAGAGCCTTTCTCTTCGGCTTTAGAAACAAGCAGGCTGATGAGGGAGGGAATGAAAAGAACTATCACTTTCCTTCCTCCTTAAAATAAACCGGGTCAGTGCCGCGCGGGAACTGCAGCGCAACGTTCCTGTAATGCTGCAATCTCTCCCTGAAGTATTCGCGCTGACTCTCAGGCTGCTCGATAACAGGCTGATTCATACGCTCTTTGTATGCGACTCCTGAGGCGGCTAAATCCACGTTAGTACTGTCGCTCTCTTCTCTGCTGCGTGCTGCTAAGTTGTGTGACATAACGTTGATTAGCTAACAGGTGTAGGTTGATGAGCAATTATTGCATGCTCTACAGTCTCATCATCTGGATGATGGCCTTTTACTGCAATTAAATATGAGCTGCCATTACGAGACATGAAGGTAAAAACATTAAAGTTATGTCTGAAATCTAAAGGTTCTGGTGCAGCACGTTCCAGTTGATTTTGTGTGAACTCAATTTTTGATAAGTAGCTGAAAACATCGCCATTATCAATATACCCGTGAAATCTTTTCTCGCCTCTCCATCCTTCTCCAAAAAGCATCATGTCTGGCATATTAACCTCAATTATACGTAACCGCGCTTTTAAATTAGGATGAAATTTTGCCTAATACAATCAGACTAACTTCAACTTTTCTACTGGCTCATGTAACAAAAAACCGCCCGAAGGCGGCTCTTTAATTGATGCACAACCCGTTACGGGTGTTCGTACTGCTGGAAAGTACGAGGTACCGGATCGCCGGGCTTGCGGAACATGGCATTGTCGTTTTTGCGCTCTTTCAGGTACATCAGGGTTTGCTTAGCCTGATACTGTTCAGCCGGAGTGAGTGAGCCCGGCGTGCCGGCTTCACTTGCCGCTACCACTTTGGTCAGAATTTCGATACCCAGGCCGACAACTTCGGTAGTATCCAGAATTGCAGAGCGATACAGAGTATTCAGGTCTTGCAGATCTTCAAATTCCTGGTCTGTATGATCCATATTAAATCCTCTTTCAGTTGAGTTAGTTAGGCTGTGAATTCACTCAGCCACCATACTCTCAACACCTGATGATGACCAGCCAATTACTGGTTATATGTACAGTGTATTTGTGTCATAAATTTGGCTTAGTGCCACTTTTTCCTTTGCTGCGCTCTTCCAGAAAACGTATCCGGCTGCGACTGGCACGCTGGCGTACGGACTCGTAAGAGCGGTTTAGTTGCCGGGCTATAAGTTTGGGTGGGATGGTTGCTGCGAGTTCTTTCAGAAGGCCTATCTCATCGGGTGACCAGCGGCGACCAAGAGTTAACTGATTGCCGCGACGCCGGTATTCAGGCGAGTCCATGTCGTCTCCTGTTATTAACTGAGCGCCTCTTCAATCTCCGCCTTACGAAGCAGATAAACATCAGTGGCCTTTTCCAGCGTTTCAGCCTCGCTGGCCAGCATGCGTGCTGCGTACTTGTAGAAGCGATCGAGACTTGAAACGGAATCGGCGTTAGCAGAGGCTTCGGTGAAATCAGCAAGCAGCTCATCCGGCGTGCGCGCCGCCGCACTGGTATTCGTCGCCGGGTTAATTTCGCGCTCTGGCTGCTGCGTTTCAGGCTTGCTGTTAATCAGGTTGTTCAGGTCAGCTCGGCTGCGCGCCGATGTAACGTCGCGTTCCGCTCGCTGCGCCGGCTCAAACTCATCCGGCGTGTAGACGCCCAGAATCACGTCAGGGCAGTAGAGGCGCGCCCAGTACTTAACGGCCAGATATGCCAGCTGCTGCTTTGGTGCTGTCTTCCAGAGAGGGGAGTTGCGAGTGGTCACGTACTCCATGTAAAGCGGCTCACCCCAGGTTATTTCCGTTTCGCCTTTCAGCACTGCTCCGACTCGTACAGACAGCCCGCGCTCATTCGATGCATTGGCTGCGCCCGGCTTGAACTTCTCCCAGTCGCCGCCGTATTCGTACTTGAAGCGCCCCTGCACGGCGGTAGAGCTGGTGATTACCGCATTGACCAGCTGGGCCTCATAACCCAGCGTGCCGTTTACCAGGTGGGTTTTCTGCGCCACTGCGTAAGGGTTCATTCCCCACTGAGCGGCCTGTAATGCGATCGCCAGACAGTCAGCGGGCTTTCCGGACAGGTGGGCAGGCACCGTTGCTTTACCCTGCGCCATAACTTCAGCAAACGCCTGTAGCTTCTGCAGGCCGCTCGGGCTGAAGATGGCCGCTTTAGTGTCGGCCTCATTGACCGGCGCGGTGATGATGTCTTTGCTCATGCATAATCCTTTCTCTTGGCCCAGTCCGGGCGTGTTATTTCTTCGATGCCGCCCCAGTTACAAGACAGCATGCATTCGTGATAGGTATCGAGGTTGCGGCGGAACAGGTCGTAGCCCACGGCAACATCGTCTTCCTGTAGCTGGAAGGTGCGCACCGGATAGCGGCCACAGTCGATCGACTCACTGACGGCGATGAAAACGAAAATTGGATACTCGCCGAAGTGCTGACTGAAACCCTCTCGGTAGTAGGCGTCCTGAACGTGGTAACGGAACTCTTCAACGTGCCGGGCGAAGCGGGACATATCAGCGACTTTCTTCACGTCGACGATGACGGGCTGGCCTGACAGGAACTTGTCCGGGCGGATACGACAAAGCTCACCAGTCTGTTCGTCGTTCCAGTAGATTGACGCCTCCTGATAACCATCAGCCTCTAGTAACCAGCGGGCCGCAGGATGGGCGAGGGCGCTTGCCCGCATCAGCTTCAGCTTTCGTCCCTGTTCAGCATCCATTACTGTCATGCCACTGTTTGCACAATCTTTCAGGAACTGCTTTTCATCCTCCTTGCCGGCTGTCGTGCGGCGGTTGAACTCAGGAGCAACAATGAAACGCCTGTCGAACTCTTCAGGCTCCAGCAACAGGCAGTGCAACGCGGTACCCATATCCAAAGCGGCTTTCTTCTCATCGTCTTCCGGCGCTTCCTTGCGCCACAGGAATATCGCCGGGTTAATGGCGATGTCATCCAGCTGCGACTTGCTAATGCCCGGTCCGCCGTGATAGTCCTCGTTGCTGATGTCGTAGTAGATGCCAGGCTGCATTACGCCGCCTCCTGATTTCCATGCTTGTTACGGTAAATTTCGATTGCCACTTCACGACGCCCAACCCGAACCATCGCCTCACGCAAAAACGCCTCGGCGGCTTCGTGCTGCTCGTCGTCTTCATCGAACATCTCAATAGCCGGGTAGTCGTAATGCTTCGTCAGGAAGGCGCACAGAGCTGGCATCAGCGGGTTTGTCTTGTGCTGGTTCATCCGCGCATCGACTTCAGCAGCAATGCATTCCAGCTCGCTCTCTGGCAGGTTATCGGCGATATCCTGCACCTCATTCTGGGCCGTTCTGTTCAGTCTCATTTCCGCTCTCCCATGCCCAGGCTTTTCAGCAGCAGGTTGATAAAGGTGAAGTCCTTTGTCTTATCCAGCATTTCGCGCTGGCGCTCTAACTCGCTCTGTTGCTTTTTATACTGCTGTGCTGATGTCGGCGCGTTCATGGCTGGCCCCTATGATTCAGATTGTCGATAAGGTTGCGCCAGCCAGTGCGGAGGCGGCGGGTGATGGTGTCGAGCAGTGATTCGTTTAGCTGAGCAGCGCCCACGATGGCGCCGCCCGCGATGGCATAGTTCATCGTGGGTTCCTTGCTATTGGTTAGGTTGGGATCAAAAAATGGCCCGCGTAGCGCAGGCCTGAAGGATGAAACGATTCTCTCTAAGGTGCATGGTGCGTAGCACCTTCAGCCGCACTTAGTGAATACGGCTGAAGGTGTTACTCATTGGTGATAACAGGTAATAAAAGTGTCGCCGAAGCGACCTCATGATGATTTGATGCCTGCTTTTATCCACATCAGGCGAGGTGCTTCACGCTATACCCCTACAGCGAGAATTGGTGATACCATTTCAACACCCCCTACAGTGTTGAGATAGCCCATATGTCTGATGATAAAGGAATCATCGGTAAGATTACCGATGCAGTTACTGGTGCCGGCGGCGCATTAAAAGGAGCAGTAGGCGCTGCACGAGAAATTCAAAAAATGCAGGTCGATTATTCGGTAAAGGAAAAGACCTATGACTTGCTAGATAAATTAATGGACGCACAGCAACAGCAAATGGGATTACAAGAGCTTTTGATGGCTGCAAAGAATCGCATTATTGAGCTTGAAGAGGAGGCTAACTCCAAGGTTAAGTGGGAAAGTGAGAAATCTAAATACGAACTTTTCCACCCCATTCCTGCTACTGCCGTTTATCGACTCAAGCTGGAGGATGATTCGAATCAAACTCCTCATTATCTTTGCGCTACATGCTATGAGTCTGGCGTGAAGTCTATGTTGCAATATAAAACAAGTGACTTTGCCCATATGATTATGATCTGCCATTCCTGTAAGTCCGAATATAAGTTTCCAAACCCTGATGCCACTTCGGCGGGCGCTTGGATTGTTTAGTAGCCTGAAAAAAAAGATCTCTTAGCCAATAACATGCGTGGCATCTTTTCTGGTTTTTCGGTAACCCGCGTTGAATAATGCAATCTCAGGCAGACACACTGATGTGCTCTCATGCCTGTCACGCATAGAAGGGGAGGAGCAAGCCTTCTCGATGCGGCTGATGTGCTTAACCTCAATAGCCACAACCTCCGGCTCGATGCCGAAAGCTGTGTCGATAATTGATTCGATGCGTTCACGATCCATTGCCACCGCACGACGACGAGCATGGCGGCGTGATTTGGCGTTCTCTTTAACCGATGTGCCGTAAGTGATTACTGTCATGGTTGCCTCCTGAAGTGGTTTTGGTACTGCCGACTTGTAAGCCGATATACAGTCCAAACCCATCTCGTTTGGTTAGTTGGCGCTTTGTCAGCGCTGCAATGTTGTTAAAGAGCATCACCGTCCTGGTGAGTAGTGCGTCCTGCTGATGGGATTTAATTTAGCTTTATGCTAAATGAATGGCAATAGCAAAATGCTAAATAATTTGGGTGTGGGATTTAGCTAAATGATTTAGAAAGGGATTTATTTTTTCGAGGTGGGATTTGCAGGCACAAAAAAACCCGCGTTACACGGGTATGAATTTGTTCAAGTGGGGCAAACCATCTGTCAGCAGCAGCTGACGACACCGATGATACTTGCGTTGCAATAATTAGGAAATAGACGCTCAACAATTTGCTATGTATGGCACGCGGCGCACAAAAAAGCCCGCTTAGTGGCGGGCTCTTAGCTTTTAGGGATCAACTTGAGTATCTGACGAAGCTCATTACTAGCTTTCCAGATGTCATCCTGGGTGTCGCCATCCCATTCGGGTGTCATTGCTCTCTCAGCCTCAAAATACTTTAGCCTGATGTGTATCTCTGCGAGTTCGTCCCGCCTGCATTTAGCTGCTATTCGGTGAAGGCCCTCAAGTGGCGTTGGCTCCCAAGGTCTCAGGTTCAGTCGTTCTCGCTTGAAGAGTAGTGCTAGTTTTTTGCTCATAATGTAAGTGTATAAAAGCCCGCTCAGAGGCGGGCTATTAAGGTGTGATACTTGAATCAGCTTATTTTTTTGGCAATTCGGGCCTGCGCAAATTTTCTAAAACCTCAAGGGCCTTTTTATTTTCAATAACTTTCTGCTGTACTTTATCAGAGAGGTACTCACGAAAACCCTTAGGTACGTAATCTTCTCGAAGCCAGCGACGAAACTCGCCAAGCGATTCTTCTGGATAAAGGGTGGCAGGAACTGGTCCAACTTTGCTTTGAGGAAACCAATCAGGGTAAACGTGTGGATGCTTAACTACTGAGCCATATCGCTCATCAAAGTTATTTCGCTTCCAGTGATTAGCCCACCTTACGCCAACGCTGATGTCTGGTACCGTTTTAGGGCCTAGCTCAAAACCTGCGTTAATCAATGGTACTGTAATGTCAACCATCTCCCTGAATACGCTGAAATAACCAGCAGGCACGGTATCATTCAGGGTTATACGTTCTTGAAAGCATTTCCATGCGCCTGAAATAGGATTCGAGGGATCTATGCCGACACTTTTATAAATAAAATCGCGCAGAGTTCTTCTCGCCATCAGGCGGTAATTTCTCAATGCTACATCGTTATTCGCTTGGCTTGCATCAAATGCATAATACTCAAGAACAGCCATGCAAACATAGTCAGGGTAGTGATAATGATCGCGCCTGGATGTCGTTGATGGAATATAAAGATTAGATGCCTCAAAGCCCTGCTCACGGATAATGGCATCTATTTTTTTTCCGCGCGGCTTCAGCCTTTCAGAACTCCAGCCTGTAGACAAGTCCTGAATTACACTGTGGTGAACCCCACACATTACTGCAAGGCTTCGCCCTGTCAAAAAAGGGGTGCCGTCATTCATGACGCCCATTTGGACACCATCGACCTCGACCTCTTTTACCGGGAAAAGCTCTAAATCCTGTTGGCGGGGTGCTAATTGATTATTTCTATTATCCATTTGATTACCAAAGATTTTAAGTGGCGGGCATTTCCGCCATTCCCTAGTAAAAGACTGATGCGACCCAATCTACTGTCGAGTTCGCGCTGTGTGTGTTTTCGGCAAATGCCATAATAGCTTTAGTCAAATTTCTTATTAGCCTATCGAAAATTAAACCAGCCGCATCTTCGTCTCGATCGCCACGCCCAGCACCTTACAGTTGCCGTTCACCGGCACCATAGGCCATTGCGGATTTAGTCCCTTCAGGTACTTCTGGCTGCCATCAATGATTAGCTTCTTAAAGGTGGCTTCATTGTCGTCAGTCAGCTTTGCTACGACCAGACTGCCATTCACGGCTTCACGTCCTGTATCGAACAGAACGTAAGTTCCTGCTGGTATGCTCAGCCCAATCGGCGCAGTCATCGAATCACCTTCCACCTGCAACCAGAAAGCATCTCCCTGCGTATGTGCGTCAGATTCAAGCCACATATCGACATCCTTAATCGTATAGGGTTCACAGGCTTCATCCCATGCGCCAGCCTGAACCTTGCTTAAAACGGGGTAGCGCGCAGTCGGCTTGTAGTCCCGAGGGTTTGAAACGTTGGCGTCAACCTGTGGCTGATCTTCGTGGATGGAGTCAAGCCAGGCATTGGGCAGCTTCAAAGCCACTTCAATTTTCCTCGCCATCTTATCCCCGATGTTCCTAACGCTATTCTCTCCAAGCAGCTGACTAAATTGGGACGCACTGATGCCCAAAAGCTCTGCGAATCCAGCCTTTGTATTGCCATCGTTCTCAAGATGCCTCTTAAGGAGGTTATTGAGATTGGTTTTTCTGACGCTTTTATTTTCCATGGCCTGATTCTCACACTATTTAGCAATGCGATAAATATGCATTTTGCTAAATACTGCTTGTTAGTTATTTAGCATAACGCTAAACTTAGCTTTGAAGTTAAATAGGAGGCACCAATGGGTAATGAACTGCTCCGCTGGCGCAAGGAATCTTCAGCTGAAGACTGGATCAGCCTTGCTGTACTAGCGAAAACATCTGTTGGCTACCTCGACCAAATTGCATATGGATTCCGCCGAGCATCACCAGGTAAAGCCCAGGCAATTGAGGAAGCCACAAAGAAATTCACCGATTACACGCCGGTGAAGAAGGAAAGTTTAGTTTTTGCACCACAGCGCGCTACGGCAGCTTAAGAATCACTGCTCTTTACACAATCTAGCCCGCCGCCAACGCGGGGAACCTTTAAAACGAAGTGACTTGCTCACCGCAATGTCACGCAATCATTTACCTACATGGAAATTATCAATCATGGAACACGCAAGAAATAGCAAGTTGATCAACGAAGTAGAAACAGAATTACGCAGCCGCCTTACTCACAAAGGCCAGCGAGTTCTGGCTGACGAGGCCGGATGGCATGAATCGAAGGTAAGCCGCTTAAACCTGCGTGATATGGCGACGGTTTTCGTGCTGCTTGAGAAGGTGTGGGAAACGAGCCTGATTGCAGAAGTAGCCCGACAAGCGGTTGCGGCTGCGATGGGAAAAGAAAAAGCCCCGAACTGCGGGAACAGTTTCGAGGCCTGATGCACGAATCTTACTGGATCAACGTACAGGAGTAATTATGAGTTCTTTATTATCGCTTTACAAGGCTAAAGAGAAAAACGGCACGGAAACAACGGTTAAGAAAACGTTTCTGGTTCCGCTAGCTGAGCTCTACGTCGAGCCTGGCTACAACGTCCGTGAAATCGACCAGGAGCACGTCGCTGAATTCCGTGACGCATTCATTGCCGGTGAGTTTGTGCCGCCGCTGGCGGTTCAGGTGACAGAGCAGGGCATCAAGATTATCGACGGCCACCACCGGTATTACGGCGCAAAGATGGCGTCTGAAGCCGGACACGAAATACCGCGCCTTGAGTGCAAGGACTTCTCAGGCTCTGAAGCTGATCGCATCGCATTCATGGTCACCAGCTCACAGGGTAAGGCGCTATCTCCTCTGGAGCGCGCGGCGGCATATCAGCGCCTGCTTAATCAGGGCTGGACGCCTGCTGAGATTGCTAAAAAGGTTAAACGCTCAACGGCAGATGTGGATCAGCATCTTCAGCTGCTGGAATGTGGCGATGGTCTTATAGCCATGGTGAAGGCTGGCGAAGTGGCACCGACAACTGCTGTGGCACTCTCCCGTGAGCATGGCCCGAAAGCGGAAGCCGTGGCGCAGGTTCAGATGGAGAAGGCTAAAGCTGCAGGTAAAACAAAACTGACGCGCTCCGCAGCTATCCCTCAGTTCAGCGCAGCCAAAGCACGCCGCCTGGCGGAATTGCTGGTTGATGCTGAATTTAACCGTGGCGGCGAAGGCGATTATCTCCTGCTGTACATGGACACATCGGAAGAAATTCAACGCATCCTGGCTGAATACCGCTCAGGCATTCCTTCTGACGGAGGTGGCGATGAATCTTGCGCATGACAACGTATCACCAATCAGGCCCTCCCTCAGGGCCGTGGAGCAACGTGTGGCAGATACAGACGATGGATACACGCGTCTGGCAAACGAGCTGTACGAAGAGCTGATAGGGGCCAACCTGACCAGGAATCAGGCGAAGGTTGCACATGCTGTTTGCCGGAAAACATACGGCTTCAACAAAAAGATGGATCGCATTGCTGACAGCCAGATTACCCGGTTGCCAAGGCAGAAGGTAAACAAGGCAAAAAACGAGTTAATTCAGATGGGTGTTCTGGTCCGGGAAGGTATGTTAATCGGTCCGAATAAGAACCTCACAGACTGGCAAATTCCAGAGTGTCACCAAGATGGTGTCACTGTCACCAAATCAGTGACAAAAAGTGTCACCAAAACGGTGACAGGGTTGTCACCAAAACAGGGACACACAAAAGACACTATTACAAAAGACAAGAAAGACAATAAACATACGTCAGAGAATTCTGGCGAATCCTCCGACACACACCTGAGTAATCTCCCTGCAATTCGACCTGAGGCTGCAACCCATTCACCGAAAGGCGACAAGTGGGGAACTGCTGACGACCTGAAGGCAGCCGAGTGGATATTCAGCAGAGTGCAGATGGTCACCCCGACTGCACAGCAACCAAACTGGCCCGCCTGGGCTAACGACATCCGCCTGATGAGAGGCGCCCTTGAGGCAACGCATCACGATATCTGCGAAACCTTCAAGTGGGCTAACGCCGATCACTTCTGGCAGACCAATATCCTCAGCCCTGCAAAACTCCGCGCCAAATGGGACACACTCCGGGCGCAGATGAGCCAGCCAGGGCGTAACCGGCAGGCAGTCGCTCAGCAACCCGCTCAGCACTGGAACAGCCGCGAAGCCTGGGAGAATGAATTCCTATGAGAAACCTCGTATCAGCAATCCAGAACCGTGATGCAGGCGCACTGGCTCGCATTGCAGGAGATGGCCCGCGCCCGGTTGAGCGTGGAGTGCATGAAGACGTTGAGCGCCTGGTAAACGCCCTGTTTTCGAATCTGAAGCAGGTATTCCCGGCATCGGTCAGCACTGCATGGCGCAATCCGAACGACGAAGCAGCAGCTAAGCGTCAGTGGATCGCCGCTTTCGCCGAGAACGGCATTCACAACAAGCAGCAGCTCTCAGCAGGCATGAAGCTGGCCCGAGCGAGTGGCTCACCATTCCTGCCGTCGCCCGGCCAATTTATCGAGTGGTGCAAGCAGGGCGAGCATCGTGCGGCGGGTTTGCCAGCCGACGAGGAGCTTTATGACATGTTCCGCCTGTACTGCCGGGACCGTGGCATGTACGACAGCAGCGAGGAGTTCCCCTGGGAAAGCCCGGCCTGTTTCCACATGGTGACAGCGGTCTACAACCAGATGCGATCATTCAACCTGACGGATTCTGAATGCCGTAAACGTCTTGGCGATGAGCTGCGCAAGATGTCCCGCCGCATTGAGGCTGGCGAAGTAATACCGCCGCCGCGCAAACAAATTCCACAACTCCACATCCCGACTGGTAACGAAAAGGCCCTGGACCACCTCGCCGACATTCGCCGCCGCTTTGGGTTGAAAGGTGGCCGTCATGACTGAGATGAACCGCATACGCTTTGAGCGACTGTATCGCAGCGTTCACGGTGACAAACACAACCTGACCCGATCACATCTTGGCTATCAAGATGCCGTGGTGGACCAGGCGTTTTTCTTCTGGCTTGAGGGAAGGGAGAGCGCAGCATGACACAGGTAACACAACTGGTAGTCACACAACCGCTGATGCGTCAGGCCCGCAACCTGCAACTGGCAATCATCGACCTGGCTAAAAAGCGCGACCTGAAGCCGGAGCAGTTCCGCGCGCACCTGAACGCCATCGACATGCTGGCGCGGGAAGCGCATGACCTGATGGTTGATGCGGAAGATGAGCAACAGCCAGCCAAAGGCCAGAAACGGGGAGGATTTTGATATGAACAAAGAATTAGCAGAAGCCGTGAAATTATTCATCAGCCAGCCATTAAACAACCCGCTGAGCCGCGGTCAGATGATGGAAATTGCCCGGATTGCACTCCCCATACTGGAGCAGCAGGAGCGGGGTGAGGGTGAGTGGATTGAGTGGGGTGGTGGGGAATGTCCCGTTAAGGGAGCAACGTTAGTTGATATTAAGTTTCGAAACGGCGACATCATCCGTGGTTATAAACCCCGACACCTGGACTGGCGATTAGATGGCGATATCGGCGACATCATCGCCTACCGCATCATCCCGGAGCGGGCCACCAATCAGAACGGAGAGCAGTGATATGAAGATACCAATTCCCGGAAGATATGGCGGATGGTGGTTAGGCGTCAGTTGGAATAAGAAATCAAAATGGGGATACTTCTCACTATGGCATGACGGCCCGATGCGCGCTTTGTGGGTTGGCAAATTATGTATTGAGTGGTGGTGGCGATGAAAAACAACGAAGAGCTGAAAAGAGATGAATTCGAACGGTGGGCGGACTCGAAAGGTTTCGACCTCCTCTTTTTTGATGGCGATTACGATGACCCAGCTACAGCAAATGCTTGGAATTGCTGGCAGGCGTCGTGGCTGGCCCGTGGAAAGCAGGATCAAACATGAACAACGTAATCCCCTTAAAACGCTCTGAGCACGTCATATCAGAAGCCGAACTGGATAAGCTGGCAAATGACATCAGCAGCTTTGCTAAACGCTATCCGGACTCAATGTGCCTGAGCCACGGCATCAGGAAGTTACTCAGCGACGCATTAAAGCGAGAGAAACGCGATGGAGATACCGAAAGAGGGCCTCAGGCTTCATAGGTCAAACTTCAACGCCATCGGGCAACAGCTTCAACCCCTGCTCGAATCCGGCGACTGTTACCGGCTAATCCTCAAACCGTGGAAAGAAAAACGCAGTCTCAATCAGAACTCCCTCTCCCATATGTGGTACGGCGAAATCAGCGAATACCTGATTCGGTCCGGGCGCACTGATGCCACGCCAGAGTGGGTAAAGCGGAACCTCAAGAAAACCTATCTGGGCTGTGAGCAGGTCGAATACACCGACTTTGTTACCGGCGGGAAGGTCAGCACATGGGAACCCCGGCACACATCCAGTCTTGATACAGGCGAGATGCATTTCTTCCTGAATCAGGTTGAGCGGTGGTGCGCGCAGTTCGGCCTGGCGCTGACTATCCCCGCTGACTCCGAGTACCAGAAACTGAAGGACAAGCAGAACCAATGACACCCTTTACTGATATAGGCGCAGCCGTCGAAGAAGCTGCATGGCTTGCGCACGTCCATAGCAAGCCTCACTGCGTATATCAGCGCTTTGACGGCCTGATGGAAGTCCAGCCTGAGAACCCTGACCGCAACCCTATGTACACCACCGGCATGCCCGGCGTTGTGACCACTGAATACAGGAGTGCAGCATGATAAACACCTGGAGCCGCGAGCATCTCGAAATCCTCGTCAGAGATTATGCGACGGCATCAACCGATTTACTGGCAATCATCTTCGACCGGCCCCGCCAGCAGGTCACGAACAAGGCACGCTCGATGGGGCTTCGCAAATCGCCTGAATATCTGGAAGCGGTGAGGGCTTCGGCCGGAATGCAAGGCTGGAGGCATCATGCGTGAGACGTGGTTTACCCACCCAGACCCGCTAGACACCAAGGCCGCCGACGAACTCCTCTCCAGCTACAAACTCCGAAACATCCAGGCAAAGAAAGCACTCGCATTTGACCCGCGCCTCTGGCTGGTGAGCGCGCTGCTGCCTACGTTCCGGGATGAGCCAAAGCCGAGCCGTCAGTATAAAAACCCAATGTGGAGCTGAAGATGAGACTAACCCCTAAACAGCGCGCACTGCTGCGCATGAAATTCGGCGGCTGTTGCGCTTACTGTGGCTGCGAACTTGCCGATAAGTGGCACGCTGACCATGTAAAGCCAGTCCTCAGGCACATGGACGGCAGCGGTATGATTTATCCCAACTTAGATACTGAAGAAAATCTGGTTCCGGCCTGCCACCCATGCAATCTACACAAGCACTGCCTCGAACTTGAAGACTATCGCCGAGTTATTGATGACGGCCGCCGCGAGTTTTTGCGCTCAGGGAAGGGTAAGGCGCTGGTCAGGATGGGATTGGTTGAGATGAAGCCTGACCCAGTTGTTTTCTGGTTTGAGCGTTATCAGGAGGCCGAAGATGCCGCGTGAACGCTGCTGCCGCTGCCACACCATCCTCACCTCAGAAGACAAGTATCACTACGGGGCTAACTGCGAAACCTGCGAGGTAGATCGCCGATATGAAGACCACGATCGGGACCAGCCAATCAAGTCAGCATACTGGCGCTGGCGAGCCAGCTGCTTCTGTGTGCGCTGGCTGTGGAATTCAGCTGCAGGATACCGAAGTTTACGCCTGTGGTTGCTGTCTCGACCTGTGGCTACTAGCCGATCCGAATTTCGACATGACAGGAGAAAGTGATGGCTAAAGGCATCAAGCCGCATAAGCCGAAAACCTGTAAGCACTGCAAAACCATATTCATCCCGGACAGACCTCTCCAGTACATCTGCACCCCATCCTGCGCATACCAATACCAGCAACGAAAGAAAGAGAAGAAGCGGAAGGAAGCTGACGCTGAAACTCGTCGCGCCTGGAATAAGCGCAAGTCAGACCTGAAGCCGCTAAAGCACTGGGAAGACTTAACACAGCGAGCTATCAACGACTACATCACAAAGGTAAGAGACAGGGACTTACCGTGCATAAGCTGCGGCACATGGGAGACGGTTCAGTGGGAAGCAGGGCATTACCGGTCACGCGGCGCGGCATCGCACCTCCGTTACGATGAAGACAATCTGGCAAAACAGTGTCATCGCTGTAACTGCGAATTATCAGGCAATGCAATTCACTTCCGAGAGGGGTTAGTAACCCGCATCGGCCTTCAGCGCGTTCTGGCGCTCGAATCAAACAACGAACCTCACCGATACACCAGAGAAGAACTGGACAGCCTCCGGGCGCGTTACAGAGCTTTGCTGCGTGAATTGGTTAAGCGGAGGGAAGCAGCATGAACTGGGACATAGCATTCGTAATTACTGTGTGGGCCACTTTTCTTTTCATCTGGCTGCCACGCGAGCATGCCTTGCACCGCAAGCGAATGAAATCACTAAGGGCAATGAACAAAGGCCATCGATTTAAGCAGAAATACCAAGCCATAAGGTCGCTAACCGGGAGGTCATCATGACCCAATACCTCAGAGAGAAGTGGCTCAGGCTAAGACTTATGCAAATGCCGGGCATGGCGGAAATTAATTATCGACTTATCCGACTGGAACTGAAATTGAGAGGAGCAAACCATGGGGCTTGAAGCAACAGTGAAGTACCACTTCCCGAAGACGGCGAGTTTTGCCGGTATGCCACCTGCAACAGCCTCAGATGCGTTATCCGGCACTGACTACATGGCAGCAATGGGAATGACCCAAAGTCGCGCTCCGCTGGGTTACAGTGCGTTTATGGGTAAGGTTGGAGTAAGCGATAACGACGCCCGACGCGCCGTATCGTTATTAACTGAATATGCCTTGAGTACCTGCGATAAGGTTGCCGCCCTTCGCAAGTTAGACCCTGATGTTAAACCAGCCGTGATGCAAACTCTCGCAACTTATGCGTACATGGATTATTGCCGCAGCGCTGCCAGCGTCAAACCCTGCGAATGCTGTCAGGCTAAAGGGTTCATTGATGCTGACGTGTTCTCCATGAAGTCGCCGCTATCAGGGGGCTACGCCAGAAACGTAAAAGACACGGTTCGGGTACTGTGTAAGCAGTGCGGCGGAAAGGGCGTGGTATCGTCGTCATGCCGTGACTGTAGCGGTCGAGGGCGAGCGGTAGACCGTAAGCTGACTGAAGAGCAAGGCCTGCCTGTAATGGGCGACTGTAAGCGCTGCTGTGGGCGTGGATATGAGCGCATTCCTGCAGCAGAAGCATTCCGGAATATTTGCGCAATTACGGATGCTATCAGCCTGGCAACATGGAACAGGAGCGGAAAGCCATTCTATGACCAGCTTATCGGCAAGCTGGAAATTGAGGAATCATGGGCTAACTCCTCACTGAATAACGTTACAGGCTGAAGATAACCCACCGTGAGGTGGGTTATTGCTAATCAATTCCCGCCGGGACGTGAATCTGATGAACGTCCGCCACAACGAGAGCCATCTGCTGCAGTATCATTTGCATGTTGGCAGTTGCCAGCAAAAGCTTGTGTAATTGAGCCCAGAGATAAAGCAAGGAAGAGTACTGCTAATGTTTTTTTCAAAGCATGCACCTTTGCACTTTAGTAAATTACTGGGTTAGTAACATGTACCGCCAGCATGGTGAGAACCGGTTCCACCGTGTGGATGCGTGCCTTTAGGGCATGCCATAGCTGAGCTTGAGAAAGCAAATACTGCGGTGAGCATTAAAAGAGCTGCAATCTTTTTCATAAATTTACGGCATCCTGAATGTGAGGTTGGTTAGGTTACGGTCACAACAATCTATCAGAACATTCCTATAAATTAATACTGATATATGATCAGTTCTTATGATTTAGTTTTCCTTTAAGGCGCAACTGGAAGTGCAGACATAAAATCGCCTGTTATTTTATCGTGAGCTATTTACTTTTCATGAAGCTGGGGATATGATTCTCAACAGTTGAAGTTGCGCGCTGTTGTTTAACGCGATAACTTAATCCAGTCAGTTCCATTGATTTGTGATAGTTAAATAGCCTCGCGACCTCACCAGTCGACGGGGCTTTTTCGTTATCCGCTACAGGGTATAGAGCAGGGAATATCCCTTCCCTAGGATAGGTGTTTCTAACTTCTCCGATAATAAGTCCAACGTTTGATAATTTCGTCAAACATGCACAAATCTTTTGTTGGTACAGCTCCTTGTGCCTATCGTAGCTACTCTGAAAGAGAATCATGGAATCTAATCAGTAAGCGTTCAGATTAATAACCATGGAAAAAGTATCTTATCTTGAGACATAAAAATCTTAATGCCGGCCAGATAAATTTCTTCAGCATCACTGTCCCTATGCTGACTACAACTACTGCCCATACTAAGCACAATCCATAAACTGCCGATGATTTAGCGATTACTCCGAGCTGTTCAGAGCTGAATTGAGGCATTTGGCATTCATCAAGCACTTGTCTGGTCGCAGCAGTGGCAACAGAAGCAGCAAAGGTGCCGCAAAAGCTCACAAAAAATATATAAATCCCGAGAATGATAAATCCTAATAGCTTTTTCATGATCCCTCAGCGCTATGTGAATTATGCGTATTAAACGGTCATGCAACGAAAAACATTAGCATTTAAACATTCCAACTTTTCAGAAGGCTGCCGATAGGCGGCCTTTTTTCGTTTAGCGCCCTCCCAAAATTAAATCTGATAACCCTCATTGCTGTGATGGGGAGGAGCGCTCTTTTCTTCTGACTACCTACAGCACCGCCCGTAATCACGGAGGTGATATGAGTATAGATATGAGCAAACTGGCTTCAGGCGCGGCATACGGCGCATCTGCCGGGACAATCGCCAATGGTCTGCTGACAAGGTTAAGTCCCGATGAATGGAGTGCTGTAGGCGTCCTGGCCGGTATTCTGGTCGCGCTTTTCACGCTCGGCATCAACTGGTATTACAAGCGCAAGGCCACCCTCGCGCAAATCAAAGCCCTTCAGCGCTGGCCCACTGCACCAGACATCAACGAGGAATAACCCATGGCTATGTCAAACAGCCTGCGCAATAAGCTTATTGCTGTCGCGGGTGGCGGAGCTATGGCTATCGCTACGTTATTCCTCGGCGGAAAGGATGGGGTAGAGGGGAGGGTATACGAGCCTTACAAAGATGTGGCTGGCGTGTGGACTGTCTGCGACGGCCATACCGGAACCGACATCATCAAGGGTAAGAAGTACACGGACCGTGAATGTGATCGCCTGCTATGGAATGATCTGCAGCCGGTTAAGAAGTCGGTAGATAGCATGGTCAAAGTGCCGCTGGGCGAATACCAGCGCGCAGCCCTCTACAGTTTCACCTACAACGTTGGCTCTGGGGCGTTCTCCAAATCTTCACTGCTGAAGAAGCTTAATTCTGGCGATGTAGATGGTGCGTGTGAAGAGCTACGACGCTGGATTTACGCTGGCGGCCAGAAGTGGCGGGGATTAATGAACCGCCGCGATATGGAGCGCACCATGTGCCTGGCGGAGACTGCCGATGACCTTAAAGGCTAAAGTGCTCACTGCGCTAATTCTGCTGGTTCTACTGCTGTTCGCTACCTCAGTAGCGTTCGCGCTCTATTACCGCGGCAATGCCATTGACTACAAATCGCAGCGTGACACAGCAACAAGCAATCTCAGGCTGGCAAAAGACACTATCACCGATATGCAGACACGCCAGCGCGATGTGGCTGCCCTCGATGAGAAATACACGAAGGAGCTAGCTGATGCTAAAGCGACTATCGATCAGCTGCATGATGATGTTGCTACTGGCAAGCGCCGGCTGCAGCTCAACGCCACCTGTCAGAGGCAATCCGCCACCGGCACCACCAGCATGGATGATGCAGCCAGCGCCCGACTTACTGATGCTGCTCAACGGGATTATTTCACCCTCAGAGAGCGAATCGAAGTCGCCGGTAAGCAAATAGCTGGGCTGCAGGAATACATTAAAGAGCAATGCCTGAACTAAAGCGGTCACACAAACGTACGCATTAACCAATTCGTCGAATTCAAAATTGTTTAAGAAGGGTAGGGATGAGAAGAATTTTAACACTCTTGACCGTAATGTTATTGAGTGCATGTTCTACAACGCATAAGCCGCAGACTGCAATTATGGCGGTATCTGACAACTGCGGGGTTGGATGTCCAACAGGTGGGAGTGAGCAGACAATAATTCGAAATGCGTACACGCTAAATAACAACAGCGCGACAAAATTTGCCAACTGGGTTGCGTATAAAATAACAAAATCCAGCCAGCAGGGAGGACGTGCCAGAAACTGGAAGCAAGACCCAGACCTGCCAGCATCAGATACGCTGGCTCCATCGGACTACAACGGAGCAAATGCCGCGCTGAAAGTCGATCGTGGTCATCAAGCTCCACTGGCTGGATTAGGTGCATCCTCCGACTGGCAAAGCCTTAATTACCTTTCAAACATCACCCCGCAAAAAGCCGCTCTGAACCAGGGGGCATGGGTTCGACTGGAAGACAAAGAAAGGCAACTGGCAAATCGGGCTCATATTTCAGCGGTACATGTCGTCACAGGTCCATTGTTTGAGCGTCCTGTCGGCACATTACCAAATGCTCCCCATGGGGAAATCCCCAGTGGCTACTGGAAAATTCTGTACACCGGCTCTTCACCCGCGGAAGGAAAATTTGCCGCCTTCCTGATGGACCAGGAAACACCCCGTGCGTCTAACTTTTGCGACTATGAAGTAACGGTCTCAGAAATTGAATTAAGAACAACCCCACACCTGAAGGTCTGGTCAGGCATTCCTGAGGATGTCGCTAAACAGATTAAGTCTGAGAAAGGCGCCCTGGGGCCAGACATCGGTTGTACCCTGAAATAGCCAGCAACCGTGTCGATTAGGCGATATGGTAAAATTCACAACCGTTTTCATGCGAGTGCGCCTGATGATGAATCTCTCCGACAATGGATAACGGTTAGCCACGTTGCGAATCCGGAACCATAAATTTTACTTCACTAAGAATATTCTTAGGAGTAATCTAAACCCTCAAAAAACAAAGGAGGTTTTATGCAAAGCTGGTTCTTTTCTTGGAAATACGCTGACGAAAGTGGCACGACTGCAGCAGGCTGGGATACTTTTGATATTCCTTCAAACGAAACTCACTCGGAAATAACTAAAAAATATATTCATGATGTTTCCAGTAAAACGGGCCTTGATTCCAAAAACATTATTCTCGTTGCGTTTAACAAAATCTGAATCTAACCGCCTACGGGCGGTTTTAATGAAGAAACATAGCGATAACAAGTTTGCCGCAGCCTTTAACAGATCTGTATCATGCAATGTAACAATGTGATATAAGATGCTTACTATTCAACAGGGAGTAAGCGATGAAAAAAATACTATTTGCACTGGCGGTAGTGGCGCTTGTTGGGTGTCAGGCTAAGCATACTGGGGGAGTTACAAACAACCCTAACAAGCATGCGAGTGAGGTTAATAGCAACACTCAGAAGTACGTAAACCAAGTCGGCACAGTTGATGTACCAACCTATAAACTAATGAAAGCAGACCTCTCTAACGGTGGTGAATGCACTGTATATGTTCAGCAGCGACACGGAGAGAGCAAGCCAGTGCGGTTCTGGGCTGATGAAAATAACGACCCATCTAAGTGCCAGAGGGTGGTTGGAAGTATTCTGAGCAATTTTGCAAAAATGAAGTTCCCCGTGAAGCCTGCTGACGTCCCAGAGATTACAGCTTTGCACTATCACATAGGGAGCTGATTTTTGCACCTTGGTATCAAAAAATGTAAACCCGCTTTGGCGGGTTTTTTATTCGAACGTGTAAATTTATTAAAAAGCAGATCGATGTAAAAATTAAGTTAAGCGCGCGCAGTGATCTACAAAGATGTATAGCCAAAATTGGTTGAGGGCTTTATTGACGTTGCTCAGGAGGCTATCGCTTGGGAATACCTAGTGCCTGATGAGGTGCTCAAGTCAGAACGCGTGCACGAGCAAAAGGAGTAAGATGATTTTCACCGAAAAGGAGGACATCAGTAATGAAGCTGAAACCTAGTTTTCATGATTACACGGAAGCCGAGTTCACCCAGCTTGTGAGTGAAATCTGCAGCGCTAAAGGCGGCGAAGCTCATCAGGACAAACTTCTGGAAAATTTCATTTCGGTAAGTGAGCACCCTGAAGGTTCTGACCTCATCTTTTACAGCGATGATAAGGACGCAACACCTGTCAATATTGTCGCCGCTGTTAAAGCATGGCGCAAAGCCCACGGTAAAAGTGGCTTCAAGTCATAAGTGATAAAGCCCCCTCACAGGGGGGCTTTTTTGTGGCCATCACAAGGAGCATTTGCGAGTGCGCCTGATGATGAAAAAGATAATAATGTGGTGGACTAACTCGGGAGAGCGCCATGACAGATTATGAAATTGAAGACATTGCCGGAACGATGATTCCATTTAGAAACCTCAGAGTTCTGTCTGTGGAACCCATGAAAAGACTCGTTTGGCAGTGGGGCGTGAATGGCAATGTCAGAAGTCATAGTTTAATAGTCGAAGATGGGAGTTCGTTAACAGCTACCCAGCTAAGAGGAATTCTTGATTCAGAGATACAAAGCATTATCGATAAGTATCCTGATGAAGAATTTGTGAATAAGTAGAGCTACCTAAATAAGCCGCCTCCGGGCGGTTTTTTATTGGAGCGGGTATAGCAAAATCGCGTTAGGGGCCCTGTGTAACCGGCTTGCCCCTCTCACGTCAACAGCAAGTGCTGGTTGATGAATCGGAATGTAATCTGATAGTGATATCCAGAGACTTAGACGAGACCTTTATTCCACGTTTTTTATGATAACGCATCAAGACTTTGTTCGATAAAGCGTGGGTCCACGGTGTAGGACGGAAAGCCTTTTTTTCACACACCATGCCATGAGAATTCAAGAAACTAAGCAACTCGTGCGTTCCTCCTTTACGGAAAAGGTGTGAAACAAATTTCACGCGATCATATCCCTTTTTTTGTAGTTCTATCAAAGTGCTCTGCAGCTCTTCATAGATTTCAAATACAGCGTCTTTGCCAACTGGGCAGTTTTTAAATCGCATATGAATAGTCGCTGGCTTTGAACCGTGGCTGGCAACACTGTACAGATGAAAGTAAATAGTTCTGTTCCTGATGTGTAGCCACTTGCACACCAAAATCCCTGCCAACAAGATAAGTATCAATTGAACGTAAATCATAATGCCTCCTTTATTTCCATATCGGTAGGCTGCAAGAAAAGTTTAAGGTGAATTATGGCGACCAAAGCTAAAACTGGCCGCCCTTCTGATTATCTACCAGAGGTGGCTGCTGATATCTGTTCACTGCTTGCCGATGGTGAAAGCCTGCGTAAAGTTTGTGAGCGTCCGGGAATGCCCGCCAAGGCGACTGTATTCCGCTGGCTGGCACAACATCAAGAGTTTAGAGACCAATACGCGAAAGCCACCGAGACCCGCGCCGACGCAATTTTCGAGGAGATGTTCGACATAGCAGACGATGCGACTGAGGAATCAGCAGCTGTTGCGAAAGCGCGCCTGCGCATCGACACACGAAAATGGGCACTGGCTCGCATGAACCCGAAGAAGTACGGCGACAAAGTAAGTCAGGAAATCGATCACAAGTCATCTGATGGCAGCATGGCTACTAAGCCGACAACCATCCAGTTACTGCCTGTTAAGCCTAAATCATGAGTGAAGCCGTTCAACTCCCGATCCCCGCCAAACTTGCGCCACTGTTTACCGCCATCAACAAGCGATATCGCTGCTCACATGGTGGTCGCGGCAGCGCAAAGACGCGGACGTTTGCTCTGATGACTGCCGTGAAGGCATATCAGGCCATGATGAATGGAGAGAGCGGCGTAATCCTGTGTGCTCGTGAATTCATGAACTCGCTGGAAGAGTCGAGCATGCAGGAGGTCAAGCAGGCGATATTGTCCGTGCCGTGGCTGGCTTCCAATTTTGACATTGGCGAGAAATACATCCGCACCATCGACAAATCGGTAACTTATGTCTTCGCGGGACTTCGGCACAACTTGGACAGTATCAAGTCCAAAGCACGAATCCTGCTGTGCTGGGTGGACGAAGCCGAGTCAGTTAGTGAAATTGCCTGGCAGAAGCTCAGCCCAACGGTGCGTGAAGAAGGTTCAGAGATTTGGGTGACCTGGAACCCTGAGCGCGACGGTAGCGCCACCGATAAGCGATTCCGCAAAGAGGCTGGCGACGATTGCGTTACCGTCGAGATGAATTACACGGATAATCCGTGGTTTCCCAGCGTGTTGGAAGGCGAGCGTATGAATGACCAACGCCGCCTTGACCCAGCAACTTATGCTTGGGTGTGGGAAGGGGCTTATCTGGAGAACTCCGATAAGCAGGTGCTGGCTGGGAAATACCGAATTGCTGAGTTCTCGGAAAACCTCTGGAAAGAAGCGGAGCGTTTGTTCTTCGGGGCCGACTTCGGTTTCGCCAAAGACCCGAACACGCTGGTGCGCTCCTTCATCCTGCACAACCGGCTCTATATTGAATATGAAGCCTATGGTCAGCAGACCGAGCTGGATTACATGCCAGCTTTATACGACACCATCCCCGGTGTGCGCGAGTGGCCTATCAAAGCAGACTCTGCGCGTCCGGAAACAATCAGCTATCTCAAGCGGCAGGGATTCAACATATCAGCCGCTGAGAAGTGGCAGGGCAGCGTTGAGGATGGCATCGCTCATCTTCGTGGCTTTGATGAGATCATCATTCACCCCCGTTGCAAGAATGTCGCACGTGAAGCCCGCATGTGGTCATACAAAACTGACCGCATTACCGGCGAGGTGCTGCCGAAGCTTGCTGACGGAGATGAGCACTGCTGGGATGGCATCCGCTACGGTCTCGATGGTCACATCAAGCGCAAAGCCCAAACGATGGGCATGATGATCCCCAAGCGCCTTCAAGGTAAATAACCCACCAACGGACAAACCATGACTGACAAACTATCACTAGCCGTCAATCACGCGCTGAATGACGTCAGGCTTGCCCGTGCTCGCGCTATGGCGTTCAATCCCGGCATGGGGCTGGATGTGAAGCGTGAGAGCGCATGGTGCGAATACGGCTTCAAAGAAGACCTGACATTCGATGACCTGCACAAACTCTACCGTCGCGGCGGTATTGCTCACGGCGCGGTTAATAAACTGGTTTCAAACTGCTGGAAAACTAACCCTCAGGTGATTGAGGGTGAGCAGTCTGACGAATCACGCGACCTGACTGCATGGGAGAAGACCAGTAAACAGGTGTTCACCCATCGCTTCTGGCGAGCATTTGCTGAAGCTGACAAACGACGATTAGTTGGCCGCTGGGCTGGCATCCTGCTGCACGTTAAAGACAGCAAAAAATGGGATGAGCCAGCTGTCAAAGGAAAGGCGCTACAGAAGATTACGCCGGTATGGGCCAGCGCGCTAAAAGTTGGCAGCCGTGACAATTCCGGCACCATAACCATGTGGCAGTACACCGAATCGCTTACTGATGGCAGCACCGCGCAACGCAAGATCCATCCAGACCGCGTGCTGATTATCGGCGACATGTCAGAGGATGCTATCGGCTTCCTTGAGCCGGGGTACAACGCCTGCGTGAGCCTAGAGAAAGTCGAAGGTGGCTCAGGAGAGTCATTCCTCAAAAACGCTGCCCGTCAGCAGAATATCAACTTCGACAAAGAGGTCGATTTCAACAATCTGGCCTCCATGTACAGCGTGACGGTTGAGGAGCTGCAGGAGCGCTATAACGAAGCCGCACGCGAGATTAACCGCGGCAACGACACGCTGCTAATCACACAGGGCGCTCAGGTTACCTCAATGGTCAATGCGGTTTCTGACCCATCACCAACTTATGACGTCAACCTGAAGACATTCAGCTCATCAGTTGATATGCCTTCTCGCATCATCGTCGGCAATCAGTCAGGTGAGCGTGCCAGCACAGAAGACCAGATTTACTTTAATGGCTGCTGCCAGTCTCGTCGTGGCGACCTGTCATTCGATGCAGAGGATATGGTCGACAAGCTCACCTATCTGCAGATCATCAAGCCGGTCGCTAAGTTCAGCATCGTGTGGGATGAGCTCAACGAGCAGTCACCATCTGACAAGCTGGATAGCGCGGTGAAGATGAGCAATATCAACCAGACATCGCTGGCATCTGGCGAGCAGGTATTTACGGTTGATGAGATTCGCGTGGCCGCAGGATATGAGCCAGGCGGCAGTGAGCCACTACCGGAGGGCGAGGAAGATGGCGAAACTGAAAAGGAAACCGAAGCCAGCGATACTGCCGGCTAACAAGCTCGACCCTACCGGCGTAGATCGGCTTGAACGCGGCGCGATGCGTGATTATGCGAAGCGATTGAAGCAAATAGGCGCGCAATACATCGAACTGCTCAATCGGATTCCGGCAGAACCCGCAGTAAACCAGCGATACACCTTCCAGTTAGACCCGACCTTGCTTTCGATGCTCTTGCAGAACGGCGATTCACTCGTTGATGAAATCCTGCTGCAGGGTGGTGAGTTTAATCCGTGGCTGTTTCAGGACTACGTATCGCCATCGTATCAGCGCGGCACGGCGCAGGAGTTTGCCAATCTCGCTCAGCAATCTGCAACCTATGAGGCGTATCGCGGTAGCGTGCAGGATATCCTTCTCAGTGATGCGTATCAAAACCGCCTGGTGCTTGTCAGGGCGCGCACGTTTGAAGAGATGAAGGGCCTATCGGCTGATGTTGAGCAGAGCCTGTCACGGGTGCTGACTGACGGCATTGGTCGGGGCCAGAACCCGAAAGAAGTCGCCAGACGCATACGTGATCAGATTGGCATTGAACAGGGGCGCGCTAACCGCATCGCCCGAACCGAGATAACAACGGCGTTACGCCGTGCACGCTGGGATGAGCATGACTCAGCCAGTGATGATCTCGGGCTGAATGTCATGCTGCTGCACCTGTCAGCATTGAGTCCCACGACCCGCCAGACGCACGCTCTGCGTCACGGCAAACTTTACACCTCAGAAGATGTCCGCGACTGGTACAGCATCAACGGCAATGCGATCAACTGCAAATGCTCTCAGGTCACTGTGCTGGTTGATGAGAAGGGCGTGCCGCTCAATTCCTCTGTAATCGATATCGCCAAAAAAGAGTTTACCCAGACATGGGGCAAGCGGATGGCAACCAACAAATCACATCACTGCTGCGACCTTAAGCACGCGGCTTAATTGAGAGATAACCATGACTATGCAGGTAAACGTCACCACCAGGGTGAACAGTCAGGCTATTCGCCGTGAAACTTACAACGGTCGTGAACATCTGGTTCTGCCGAGTTACACGCTGCCGGCCAACGTTGTGATGAACGGCGGGCTTTATTCAGCATCGGAAATTGACGCTCATTATCAGGGGCTGGAAGGCACGCTTGCACCGCTTGGGCATCCGACGGTTAACGGCCAATTTGTCTCAGCTTTCTCACCTGAGGGCATCAACGCCGGTCACATCGGTGCGTGGAACCGCAACGTGAAGAAATCAGGAAACCGCGTATATGCGGAAAAATGGGTCGACACCACAGTTGCCAACCAGAGTGAAGGCGGTCGAGAACTTCTTGAGCGCGTATCCGCCATTGAACGCGGTGATGATGTTCCGCCGATCCACACCAGCGTTGCCGTTTTCCTTGAGCAACTGGAAGCCAATACTGAACAGAAGGCACAGGGCATCGAGTGGGTCGCGAAGATTAACGCGATGGACCATGACGCCATCCTGCTCCATGAGGTGGGTGCTGCACAGCCAGAGCAGGGTGTTGGCCTGATGGTTAACGCTGACCAGGCTAAAACGCTTCAGGCTAATTCTGGCGCGCTGATTGGAGAGTCATACCGCGAACGCGAACGACGTCTAGAGCAGGCCGCCCGCGATAAGTTTGCAACGGGCCCGGACGATTACGCGTGGATTGCTGACTTCACCGATTCTCAGGCGATAGTCATCCGCAATGGGGGCGATGCGCAGGTTTACGGTTACACCACTGAAGGCGGCAAGATCACCTTTGACGATACCGGCTCTAAAGTTACCCGCCAAGAATCATGGGTCGCCATCGTAGCTAACAAAGTTAAATCCCTTTTTACGCCGCAGGATGCTCCTGCAAAAAACCACCAAACGGAGGGCGATATGCCTTTAACCAAAGAAGAACTGGAACAGATTGGCACTATCGTCAGCGGCGCAATCGCTGCTAACAACGAGGCGTCACTGAAGCCAATTACCGAAGCGCTGGCAGGCATTCAGGCCAATCAGAAAACACTTTCCGACTCCCTGACCGCTAACTCCCGCGCTGAAGAGAAAATCAAGCGTGATGCTGTATCTGCAGTCCACGGTGAAATAGTGGCTAACGCATTATCAGGTGAGGCGCTGGAAGCGATGTTCAAATCACTTGGCGAAGCTGCCCCACTGGGTACCAACTCCGCCAAAAACCCACCAGTGACCGGCGCACCGGATCCGGCTGCTTACTTCGGAGGTGATGCGTAATGGCACGTTATCGTCGCGTTAACATCGACGGTCAGTCTCTGTACAAGACCGAAACTCGCGTTACTGCTGCAGCTCTGCTGCCGGGTACTGCGGCTGTCATCAACGACGACAATGAGTTTGCGCAGGCTACCGCGCTGGCCGGTCGTCTCTACATCATTGATGTTGCCTACCATCAGGGCCTGAAAATCACTGAAGCAGTCCCGGCTGGCGACTCCGCTGTAGGTAACTACGTGGAAGAAGGTCGCGAGCTGGCACTCCTGTGTGCTGCAGGCACCTACGGCAAAGACGCCCCGATCAAGCTTGGCTCGAACGGTCAGTTTACCAAAGCGACATCTGATACCGATTCGGTAATCGGCTACAGCCAGGATGAAGCAACTATCGCCGCAAGCTCTACCGACTTTATCCGCGTGCGTATGCGCGTCGGCACCGTTGCCGCAGCTGCTGGCGCTTAATCAGGAGAATAAGAATGTATTTTACCGCTGAAACACTGGCTGCTAACAGCCGACTGCGCGGACACTGGAACGAGCTGTGGGCGAACCGTGACATCTTCAACGCTCAGCACGACATGATGGTCAACGCGTTCCGCACGCGCATGACGCATGAAATGCTGGCAGCGAATGCCATCGGCGGCTTCACTCGCGAATTCTGGGCTGAGATTGACCGCCAGATTATCCAGATGCGAGATCAGGAAATTGGGATGGAAATCGTCAATGACCTGATGGGCGTGCAGACCGTTCTGCCAATCGGCAAAACCGCGAAGCTGTATAACGTGTCTGGCGATATTGCCGATGACGTATCAATCAGCATCGATGGTCAGGCGCCGTACTCCTTCGACCATACCGAGTTCGGTTCAGACGGCGACCCGATCCCGGTGTTCACCGCAGGTTATGGCGTTAACTGGCGTCATGCTGCAGGCCTGAGCACTGTCGGCATCGATCTGGCGCTGGACTCTCAGGCTGCCAAGATGCGCAAGTTCCACAAAAAGCGCGTCGACTTCTACCTGAACGGCAATGAATCCATCTCAGTTGATGGCTACAAAGCGCAGGGCATGAAGAACCACCGCAACACTCAGAAAATCAACCTGGGTAGCGGCGCGGGCGGCGCGAATATCAATCTGACCACAGCGACCCCGGCGCAACTGCTTGCATTCTTCGGTCCAACCGGCCCATTCGGTATCAATGCGCGCACGAACAAAGTGACCGCATACGACAAGATGTGGGTCAGCCCTGAAATCTGGGCGAACATGGCGAAGCCTTACCTGGTAGACATTAACACCGGCACAAATGCAATTCTGAGCGGCACAGTGCTGGATGCGATCAGCAAGTTCATCCCGGTTAAGTCTATCCAGATGACTTATGCGCTGTCAGGCAATGAGTTCATCGCCTATGAGCGCCGTCAGGATGTTATCTCGCCGCTGGTTGGCATGGCGGTCGGTGTTGTTCCACTGCCGCGCCCAATGCCGCAGAGCAACTACAACTTCCAGATCATGTCTGCGGAAGGCTTGCAGATTAAGAAGGACGGCGAAGGCCTATCCGGTGTGGTCTACGGCGCGAACCTCGCATAAGGAGCAATCATGGCTGAGAAATACGAAGTAATTAAGCCGTGGCACGGCGTGGCAACGGGTGATGTTGTGCAGCTTGAAAAGGTTCATCCATCGCTGAAATCTCACCTACGCAAGATTTCGGAAAAAGCTTCTGCGCAGCTGGTACCGGCTACTCCAGATGGCACCTCCGATAAGCAAGTGCGTAAAGAGAAAATCGCAGCGCGCCTGACGGAGTTGGGGGTCGAGTTCAAAGGCACATTAGGCGCTGACAAGCTGGCAGAGCTGCTTCCAGAAGGTGAGCTGGAAAAACTTTTCCCATCTGCTGAATAACGACCGCCGCGCTGGCGGTTTTTTTATGCCCTGTTCCGGCAGGGCTGAGAGGTATTCATGGTTACCCAGGAGCAGGCAAAAGAGTATCTGGTGAGCCAGGGTATTACGCTGCCAGATTTCATTCTCACGGCGCTAGTTGAGCAGGCAAACAGCATTCAGGAATGTCTGGATGCTAACTACCCGACAGCTACTGCGTTACTAATTCAGATGTACCTGTTAGGACTGATGGGGCTGGGGCAGGGCGATAAATATATCAGCTCTCAGTCAGCCCCATCTGGTGCGTCGAGGTCATTCCTCTATGGCTCATTTTCGGATCGGTGGAAGGGTTCGCTTGGCCTTCTGCGTGGCCTGGACAAAAACGGGTGTGCCACTGCATTGATTCCCGCCGACCCTACTCAGCAGGCATTTGCTGGGCTGTGGGTAGCTAAAGGCGGGTGCATGTGCGGGGGCCGGAAATGAGCTGGCAACCTCCATCATCACCGCCTAAACCATACGATCGCGTCTGGCTGAAAACGTCTACCGGACGGGAAACCACCGGCTACGTGAATAGCGCTGGTGAGTGGGTGTTCAACTGCAAGCGTATCGCTGCTGAAAAGCCCACTGTAATCAGCTGGAGGGAATGACATGTCATCTTTAGCCAGTTGGTCATATACGGCTCAGGCGACCATCTGGAAGCCTTTGGGGCTGGATGAGTACGGCGATTCTCTTGGCTGGTCTGAACCGCTGATAATTGCATGCGACTATCAGGGTGGGCTGAGTAAGCGGTTAGGAGCGATAGGCGGCGAGAAGGTGGTCAAGAACACTATATGGACGGAGTACGCACTGGCAGATACCGGTGATTACATCCTGATTGGTGCTTCGGGCAATCCAGACCCGATCGCAGCGGGTGCTGATGAGGTGATGCAGGCAATTCGCTATGCAGACACCTTTGAGCGGCTGACTGATGATTATGCGATTCTGACTGGAGGCTGATATGGGTGTGAAAGTAAAAGGCATCCGGCAGGCTCAGCAGAATCTCAGCGCGCTGATTGGCGACATTCAGGGCAGAAAGGCAGTCAGGGCCATTCAAAGCGCATTAATCATCGGTTCTTCACAGGCGGCGATGTACACGCCTATCGACACATCCACGCTCATCAACAGCCAGTATCGAGAGCTCGACATCAAAGGCACGCGTCTAACCGGGAGGGTTGGCTACTCAGCTAACTATGCGGTTTACGTTCATGACCCTAACGTGCCTCAGACCTTCCGCCGGGCGACAGCCCAGAAGGCGTTTTTGACCAAAGGCTTCGAGGATACTCGCGACCTCATTGACCGTACCATTAAAAAGGAGATGAGCCTGTGAATCCTCCAATGCATCAGCGCGTTAAAAATCTTCTTATCGGTGCCGGGCTGACTTCCGGTTACTCGATTCAGTCACTCATTTGGACTGATACAGGTGATCTGAAACAGCGCTTCATCGTGTTCCGTCCAAACGGCGGCACTCCGGTAGACAGAGATTCTGGCTCGGATTATTACGTGCTCGCTGACCTGATTACCGGCAAGTCTGCAGGTGATTATGCAAAGTCAGAGGCAGACGTGCAGGCCATCATCGATTACGTGCAACAAAACCCCATCAGCGACCCCTGTGTCGGCCAAATCACCAATATGGGTGGCATACCATCACCAATCCCCACCGCAGAGGGGCGTATGGTCTGGCGCCTGCAATTTGCCTGTTCTTACGGCGAAAGTTAATCAAAAGAGGAATTACCCATGGCAGCAAATTGCCCAACAGACAACACAAAGTTGTTTGGCCGCGCCATTGTGCTCGAAGTAGCGGATGGTTGCGCCGATGCAGTACCGCAAGAGTCAGAGTGGAAAGCGCTTGCGGCAGGCACCAGCAAAGGCTTCGACTTCTCGCCCAACAGCGTGACGTCAGATGCCGATGATACAAAAGGCTATGTAGAGAATATCGTTACAAACGCTGATTTCACCATTTCATTTGAGGGTGAGGTGCGCCGAAACGATAAGCTGGACCAGTATGGAGTTGGTCGCCTGATTAAGTATTTCAACACTGAGATTCAGGCAGCACGCCAGCCCACCCTGTGGGTTCGTATGGAGTTCGGCCCGGTCACGTTCATGGGCTACATGCTGATCAACGCACTAAGTTCGGACGGTGGTACTAACGACATCATCACCTTCTCTACGGAGTTTAAGGTGGCAGCAGCCGATACCATTCAGGTGGTCGATACGGATGACAGCATTCCTGCTACAGGCGTTACCGTGACTCCAGCAACTACCTCAGTCGTAGTTGGTGCAACTCGCCAGCTGACCGGCACCGTGTTACCAGCTGATGCAACTGACAAATCCGGCACGTGGACAACCTCAGATGCTACGAAAGCAACCGTCAGCAGTACCGGTCTGGTAACTGGTGTGGCCGCCGGCACAGCAACCATCACCTTCAAGTCGAATGACGGCAACTTTACCGGCACCTGCGCGGTTTCTGTCACAAGCTGATAATCCAGCGGGCATTACTGTGCCCGCGCTTCAACAGCTTTGATTGCTAAGATGTTTGACAAGGGCAATGCGAATTGTTACCATCAAGGGGAAAGTGAAGTTCTTTAGGCTAGGTGGTGTCGGGAGTTCAATTCTCCCCCTATTCGCAGCAGGCATTCTATTTTCAATCAGTTACATCGCTGGTTATAAAAAGAACAAGCTAATTGCTCAGCAATCCACCAATCCAGAAGGAGCTAAATAATGAAAATCTTCAAAAATAAAATCCAAGAAATCAGTTTTTACGAGTCGATCCAAAACTTCAGTAACAATGGTGCATTTGTTGCGTTAGGTTCAGGCCAGACACTACTATCCTAAGTAGCTTCATTTTCATAAGCCCCGCTAATTGCGGGGTTTTTTATGGGCAAAATTTATATGATGCCGTATAAAGAGATTGGTGAATGCCTTATTACTGCTGGTGAAGATGAATATTTTTTCCGTCCGTCATTCGCTGCCATGAGCAGAATCGGCGAGCCACAGGAGATTGTCCAGGCATTTGCAGACCTGCTCCACGATGAGCTGACGCCGCTTATTGAACGAGCTACAGCAGCATATGGTCACGTTCCAGCTTGGCTAATCGAGCATATCCGCAGCAGCAGTTACGGAAAGAAGGCGCTCATGGCTGCCATGACTGTGATGGAAGCCTGCTGCGAAAACGATTTATCGGCTCTTATCGGTGAGTTCCGCCCGGCAAGAGCAAAGGCAGGACTATTAAGCGGCGCGTGGGCGTGATGGGTGATTTTGAGCTGCTGTTAATCGCTCAGTCCCTGATAACGCATGGCATCATCGGTAAGGCCAAGGTTCGCCAGCTACAACGCCATGAAAGCGGCAAAGCGACGACAGAGTTCAACGCCTTCGACTACGTCAGTGCAGCCCGTAATCACTTCAACATGACTCGCTCAGAAGCCGAGCAATTAACGATGACCGAGTTTCAGCACATGCTTGCAGCTAAATACCCTGACCAGAAGGGGTTTACTCGAGAAGAGTACGATCAGGTTGCAGATGATTACCTTGCTAAAAAGGCGAGGAGGGTGGCGAAGTCGTCATAACACCAACTCCATAGCTTTGTTGCTTTCCATTGCGATACATCCCGGCTAGGATTTATCCCATCATTTACTTTGGGGATAGGGATATGAAGAAGCTTTTAATTCTGGTTTTTTCCATGATGCCACTTGGGGCTTTTGCTGCGGATACGTTTAATTGTATCTACTCTAAGGCGGCTGTAAACAACGGCAAAATGGGGCCAATGATAGGCAGGGAAGCCGCAAAGGTTGAAGTGGATAATGGTGCGATGAAGGTTTATAGACCTAATGGCACTTATCTCTTGAGCCCGCAAATGAAAGACGACATGAAAACGGTCTGGAGAGTTTCAGATGCAAGTAAATCATATGTAATGAGTCAAGATTTTAAGAGCTTTGCAGTTTCGGATACCATCGCGAAATCCACCGAGCAGTGGGCAGAATGCTCTTTAGTAAAGTCGTATAGCGCCGCTTCAATTGAAAGCAAAAATCCAAAGCAGTGGGAAAAGAGAAGTATTACTCAAGCAGAAAGAACCTTCGTTGAGCGGGCAGTTAGAGATCGCTTAAAAGACCCAGATAGCGCCAAATTTAAACACTCATATTATGTTTCAAATGGGAAGGGGGCCTACTGCGGGCTCGTTAACTCGAAAAACTCTTATGGCGGCTATGTAGGTGACTCTCCATTTATGGCAATGATTACGCATGATAAAAAAGGCAGGCCTACTGGAGCGGGAATAATAGCATTGGGCGGTAGTGATACTGATGCGCAAGCGACGATAATGACTTGCAGGGACAATGGTTACTTCTAAAAGAAATTAACATCACAAACCTCGCTCCGGCGGGGTTTTTTTACGCCCGGAGAAAAGCGAATGGCAGGTGAGCAGCAGGTTGGCAACATCGTTTATGAGATTGAAATGAATGTCGCCAGGCTTATCGAAGGGCAGCGGCAGGTAAATGATCGCCTCAACAAGCTCGACCAAGGCTTTAATAGCACTGCCAAATCTGTTGGGAATGCAGAGAAATCATTTTCCTCGCTTACTAAAGTCGCCTCAGCTTTAGCAGCTGCTATCTCCGTGCAGCAGATTGCCGAATACGGCAATGCATGGGTCACGGTAAACAACAAGCTCGCCAACTCCGTTCGCGCTAATGAGCAGCTAGCGGATGTTACACAGCGAGTCTTCAATGTTTCTCAGGATACAAGGTCTAGCCTGGAAGCAACGGCAACCCTTTATGGACGCATTGAGCGATCTACAAGGAGCGCAGGAACCAGCACAGCCGACCTGATTAAGCTTACGACGACCATCAACAAGGGTCTTACCGTATCTGGCGCAACAACTGAAGAAGCCAGCTCCACCATGACGCAGCTGTCTCAGGCGCTTGCATCTGGCGTTCTCCGCGGCGAAGAATTCAACTCAATTTCTGAAAACGGCAGTCGACTGGCTGTTGCATTGGCTGATTCTCTGGGCGTGACTATTGGTCAGCTTCGTGGCATGGCCGCACAGGGCAAGCTGACGACAGAGGTAGTGGTCAATGGCCTGCTGAAGCAAAGTGATGCCATTGCGAAGGAATTTGCCAACACCGCATTGACCATGGGGCAGGCATTCACAGTTGCCACAAATAACATCACTAAATTTGTCGGCGAAAGTTCCAGCGTCAGCACGTCAATCAGGATTTTTAACCAGGGCGTCATTTCTTTAAGTGAGAATCTGGATGTGGTTGCTAACGTGGTTGCTGCCGCAGCAGTAATTTTTGGCGGTAGGTTTACCGGCGCGCTTGCAATGGCAACCAAAGCAAGAGTGGATGACGCATTAGCCGCCAGAGCTCAGGCAGTTTCTACCGCGCAATCCACCGCAGCCACAGCCACAGCAGCCACTGTAGTCGCCAGAAAGGCACTGCTGGATAAAGAAGCCGCTCTGTCTTCGCTTGCACTGGCTCAGGCTGAGTACAACGTTGCAAAAGGCTCTTCAGCAGAGGGCTTAGCCCTGCAAAATCTCAATGCCGTAAAGTCAGTGGCTATCCAGCGATCTGCTGCATATGCAGAGTCCCAGATTGCTCAGGCTGCCGCAACGCGAACAGCTAAAACTGCAGCAGTGACTGCCACAACCACGATCAAGTCTCTTGCCAGTGGCGCCCTCGCCCTTATTGGAGGACCGGTTGGTGCGGCCGTTATTGCAGCGGCGGGAATCTTCTACTTCTATCAGAAGATGCAGCAGGCGCGGCAGGAAAGCATCGACTTTGCTGACAAGCTCGATGGCGTCATTGCCAAAATGAAAAGCATGAGTCAGGTTCAGCTTGCTGCTGAAATCGACAACGCCAGCAAGTCAATCCGTGCTCAAGTTGATGCGTTAAAAGACAATCAGTCGACACTTGAGGCTAACGAACTTCAGCAGTCGCGGCTCCGTCGTACTCTCGGATCTCTTGAAGAGGGAAGCCTTCTCTATAAAGTCACGCTCTCTGAGTTGGCTGATGTTCAGAGTGAGCACACTCAGTTGCTGGCGCAGAACGAATCAGCACAAGAAAAGCTCAGCCAGACCGTCAGTAAAACGGGCATACTCCGCGCTCAGATGAATGGCACTTTTGCTCAGGGAATCGACTTACTGAAGCGTGACGGTGACGCTGCTGGCGTGGCTAGCGGGCTGATGAATCAATTCGGCCACGCAATAGACTTTGCCAGTCGCGCAAAGGATAAGTTCAACTCTACCAGTCTGGAAATACCCCGCAGCGATAAAGCTGATGCATATAACAAAGATCTGGAAGATGAAAATACGCTGCTCGCCATCACTGACAAGCGCCTCCGCGCAGTTACTAAAGCCCGCATGGAGGCCGGAGATAAAGGCGGCAACCAGAATCAGGTAAATGCAGCAGGCCAATTAGCTGGAGCGCAATACGACCTTCAGGCAGCAGAGGCAGCCAGGAATAAAGAAACGAAGGACGGTCTGGCTGCCGGTAAGAAAGCTGAGACTCAGGCTGAGTCAATAGCGCAGAAACTGGCTAATCTGAAGCAGCAGTCAGAGCTGGCTGGCGATTCAACTCGCGAACTCAGCAGAGAGCAGGCAATCCTCACAGCTCAACAGTCATTGGGTAGTGCGGCTACGCAGAACGATATCAGGCTTGCTGGGCAATATGCCGCAGCTAAGTGGGATACCGGCAACGCAATCCGGGCGCAGGCGGCAGCTGAGAAACTTCTCCCAGAAGCCAAGGAAGATGCCAGCTATAAGCAAGATGTAGCTGATCTTCAGACTGCATTATCAGCGAAAAAGATAAGCCAGCAGCAGTACAACGCCACATCAGAGCAACTTGAGGCGCAACACCAGGTTAACCTTGCAAAGATCCGTACCGAAACAGCTGCAGGAGTTTCACCTACTCAGGATGCACAAGGAGCCATAGATCCGGTTCAGGCTCTCGCAAATGAGAATGCCCGCAAACTGGCGCTGATTCAGGAGTTCGAAACTGAGAAAGGCGCTATTACTGCTAACGGCCTGGCACTTATCAACGCAGCCAATACTGAGTATGAGCAGGCCCGCATCGATGCTGCGTGGAAGATATGGGAAAACCAGAGCCAAGCAAATCAGATGCTGGGCGATGCAATCGACTCACTTCAGGGCGGAGCAACAAATGCGATCACTGGCCTTCTTAATGGGACACAAAGCCTGGCTGAGTCGTTCGCTAACATTGGGACGACTATCCTGAACAGCGTCGTGACTGGCCTTGTGGAAATGGGCCTGCAGTACGTCAAAAACATGATTATGGGGCAGGCGGCTGCAACAGCTGCTTTGGCATCAACTGCAGCTCAGGCAACAGCAGCTACCGCAGCATGGGCTCCTGCAGCCATGAGCGCGTCAATAGCAACACTAGGCAGCGCTTCAGCGGTGGGTACTACCGCCTATACCACAGCATTAGCGGCATCAAAGGGACTGGCAATAGCTGGCGCTCGTGAGCACGGCGGCCCAGTCAACGCCAGCAGCATGTACCGGGTAGGTGAAGGCGGTAAGCCTGAAATCTTCAAAGCCAGCAATGGCAGCCAGTACATGATCCCCGGCGACAATGGTTCGGTAATCAGCAACCGAGATATTGGCGGAGGGGGCAGTGCCGGCGGCGGTAACATCTTTAATGTCGCCTTCAATATTGAAACAACGAACGGCATAGATGAAGCTACGATGAATAAAATGGTCGGCATGATGAAGCAGGTTGCACTTTATCAAATGAAAGACCAGAGCACTCGACCAGGCGGCATGCTACAGGCAAGAAAAAAATAAGCGGCTCTCAGGCCGCTTATGGTTAATCAGTTTTCCCTGTGCCAATTTTAACCATTTCCTGAACCTTCAGATGCATCTCCTCCATGTAGGATTTAATTTCATCAGAAATCTCGGCTTCGGCAGGAAGTGCTGATGCTGCAGTTACTAAATTTTCAAGTCTCTTTTTCTGCTCATCAGAAAGAACGGAAATGATGAACTGTATAGCTGTATGCGCTGCCATTGTGTCAATCAGTAAACCTTTATTCGAGCTCATATATATTCCATTTTTAGAGTAAGTTTCCCCCTGATTATACACTGGAGCATTTAATGCCAGAAACTTTCACATGGAGCCCTCAAAAGGGCTTCACGGGCGACCGCACGCCTGATATAGCCGTAGTTAAACTGGGCGATGGTTATGAGCAACGGCAGGTTAAGGGCATCAATCCGTTAATGGGACGGTACCAACTGACGTTCATTGGCTTCGACGATGCCAAATGTTCCCGCCCCAACGCAGCTAAGGCGGCCGATGCTTTCCTGAAGGAGAGAATGGCTGTAGAGGCGTTCTACTGGACACCATCAGATACCGGCGTGCAGCGGCTGTTTGTATGCCGAGCATGGTCATTAAAGAAAACAGGCAACCAATATGAACTAACGGCAACATTTGAACAGGTAGCGCGTTAAAGAAGATTTGCATCAAGGGGCATTATTTTCTACACCAAACAGTGAAATCACTACTTGTAGCCGAAACTATAAACTCACCATCCCATGAAAACCCGGTACAAATGAAATGGTCCGATGCAAGTCTGATACAGCCATCTTGATGACCAACCGTTAAAGCATCTTTGTTTTTCGGACACCAGATTAATAATTCAAGAGGCCATTGCGGCGCTACGCGGACTAAACTTTCCCCATAACGGTTATACATTGGTAAACCGCCACCACATAATCCGGAGATTGAGATATCTTCATGGGATAAAGGGCCAATCCCTTTACAGATAAGGCTCAACGGAGAATACCAATCTGCATGGTCAGAGTAGTCTCTGGCAAGCTTTTCACCATTAATACAGTTGTATACACTGCGTCCGGAGGATGATACGACTAACAGTAAGTGATTTTGTTTATGGGAAAAGCCAACTTCCGTTAAGCCTCCAACAGCGACCTGTAAAACTGGAAGCCATTTCTCTGACGAAGAAGGAATGTTAAGAACTGATTCCACATAGCTGTCCGATTTATCTTTTTTGAACAAGCCCAGCATTTTATTTATCACCATAAACTGTCCAATTCTGCAAATTAGCAACAACATTATCATATGTAATTCATACGATACCTTAATTCAAAATATCTCCACCTTGTGGTGGGTTTATTGGAGGATTGCGTGCGCGACATTCCATCAAATCTAATCATCGAAAGCACTGATTCCGGCGTTGGCGCGATGCTCGACCTGTTCGAGGTGGACCTTCAGTCATTCGGCGGCGATGTTATCCGCTTCCATGCAGGAACAAACGGCTATTACAACGATGTCATCTGGCAGGGTCGTGCTTACTCAGCCTATCCGATTGCTGTTGAAGGGTTCGAAACAAAGTCCGAAGGCACCTATTCGCGCCCGACGATGAAGGTAGCAAACATCACCGGACTCATCACCGGCATCAACCACGATTTCGATGATGCATTAGGTGCGGTAGTAACGCGCCGGCAGGTGCTGGTTAAGCATCTGGACGCGGTTAACTTCCCGAATGGCAATGCTGATGCAGACCCGACTATGGAAGCTGTATCTCGCTATGTCATCGAGGAGATGGCAGAAGAGACATTCGAAACTGTTACCTATAACCTCGCAACGCCGGTCGACTGCGATAACGCCATCATACCGGCGCGAACCATTCTGGCTGATGTTTGCCAATGGGTTTACCGCGGCGACGGCTGTGATTATTCAGGCGGGCCGGTGGCCGATGAGAAAGATAGCCCAACCTCAGACATGTCTCGGGATAAGTGCTCAAAGCACCTCACCGGTTGCCGCATGCGATTCCCAAAACCTGAACCGCTTCCCTATGGTGGCTATCCTGGCTCTGCCAAGGTGTCATGATGCTTGAAGATGAATGCCTTGCATATGCAGCCTCATCCCTCGATGAGGTATGTGGCCTGATTGTTGATGGTGAGCGGGTCATGCGCTGTGATAACCAGCACCCGGACCCGGCGCGAAACTTTCGCATAAGCGATACAGACTGGATGAGAGCAGAAGCGGCGGGAGAAATCACCGCCGTTTTTCATTCACATCCTGAGCCAAAACTCGTTCTGTCGGCTGCCGACAGGGTGGCGCAGATTTCTACCGGTATTGAGTGGTGGCTGGTAAGCGCTGGCAGGTTTCGAAAGTTCCGACCTGTGCCGCATTTACTGGGTCGGCGGTTCGAACATGGCGTTATGGATTGCTACACGCTCTTTCGGGACGCTTACCACCTGTGCGGTATCGACCTGCCAGACTTCGAACGCACGAACGGCTGGTGGGTAAGGGGTGAAAACATCTACCTGAAGAATATGGCAGCCAACGGATTTTACGAAGTTGCTCCGGCCGACATTCTACCGGGCGATGTGATCATTCGGCGCGCTTTCCCTGAGTCAGACCCTTGCCACGCAATGCTCTGGCTTGGAGACAACACCGTCCTTCATCACGAATTGGCCGGGCGCCTCAGCCGCCGCGAGCCCTACCGGCAAGCCTATGTAAGCCTGACGCACTCTATATGGAGGCATGCACAATGCTCATCTTTAGATTTGCGGGGAATCTCCGACGACATTTCCGCCAAATCACTCTGAACGTCGATACACCCTCGCAAGGCCTGCGCCTTCTGCTTGCTCAATGTCCCGAATTCAAACGCGATTTCTATAAAACCCGGCTGCGGCTGCGCATCGATGACGGTGACGTTTCAGCTGATAACCTCGAATTCCACATGAACAGGCACCTTAAAGACGGCGCGACAGTCCTCTTCGTGCCGATTGTGGAGGGGGCAATCAGTGCCGTAGCTGCAGTATGGATCATGGTGGCCGTCACGGTCGCCTCGGTTGCTTACTCGCTTTATATGACCTCGCACATGAAGACGCAGAGTTCAGCAGACCAGGACACAAACTCCATTACCAACAACTCATTCACCAGTGCAGAGAACCGGATCGGGCAGGGCAGGCCGGTTCCGTTACTGATTGGCGAAATGGTGGTTGGAAGTAACGTTATCTCTCTCGGTATTGATACCAGCAACAATCAGGACTGGGATATTTCCATCAGTTAAGGTGAAAGCATGAGCTCAGGCGGCGGTGGCGGTAGCACTCCCAAACTTATCGATGACAACCTCAAATCAAAGCAGTTTCTCAAAGTCCTCGATCTCATCTCGGAAGGCCCGATTTACGGCCCGGTAGATCAGAACCACCTCTCATCATTCATGCTGAATAAAACGCCAGTCACTGATGCAGGCGGTAACGTTACGATTAACGGCGTCAGCGTGGCATGGCGTCCGGGCTCTGCAAATCAGTCACCAATCACCGGCTTTGATGCGATTGAAGCAACCACCGTCGTTAAAACCGATGTCACGCAGAGCACACCACTGGTGCGCACAGTAACTGACACTGATGTGACACGCGTACGCATGAATATTGGGGTAACCGGGCTGGTCGAGCAGGACACAAAGGGCAACCAGCACGAAACATCGGTGACCATGGTCATTGAAACGCGAAACGGTTCCGCTGGCTCGTGGAGCATTCAGAAAACGGTGACTATCAGCGGAAAAATATCAGGCGAGTATCTTGAGGCGCATGTAATTGATGCTCCTGCCAGCAAACCGTTTGATATTCGCCTGCGCCGGGTTACAGCGGATAGCTCAAGCGACCTCCTGACCAACGGCACTATCTGGAACAGCTTTACTGAAATCACAGACGACAGCCTCTCATATCCATATGCGGCCATAGCAGGCGCAGTAATTGACCGTGACCAGTACACCGACACGCCTACCCGCACGTATCACCTGCGTGGACTCATTGTCGATGTGCCGGACAGCTATGATCCGATCGCCAGAACATACGCTGGCATCTGGACCGGTGGATTTAAATCGGCGTGGACTAACAATCCCGCCTGGCTGTTTCGTGCTTTAGTCAAAAACACACGTTACGGACTGGCTAAACGTGCAGGATACATCGATGTTGACGATGGCAGCCTGTATGTTCTTTCTCAGTTCTGCGATCAGCTTGTAGATGATGGCTATGGCGGCAAAGAACCACGCTTCACCCTTAATGCTTATATCACTGAGCAATCAAGCGCCCGCGATATTCTCGACAAAATTGCTGGCATGTTCCGCGGCATTGCTCTGTGGGACGGCATGCGATTTTCAATCATGCTGGACAACCCGCAGGACCCGGTGGCAGCGGTAACCAATGCCAATGTTGTGGACGGGCTATTCACTTACAGCTCTATGAAACGCTCAGAGCGCTTTAACGCCGTGGTTGTCTCATGGACTGACCCTAACAATGGTTGGGAGCAGGTTAAGGAGTACGTTTCCGACGACCAGATGATTGACCGCTACGGCTACAACGAAACAACGCTGGAGGCATTCGGCTGCACTTCGCGCGGCCAGGCGTTTCGTGCCGGCAAGTGGCTTCTTGAAACCGCGAAGAGGGAAACGAAGAAGGTCACCTTCAAGATGGCGCGAGATGCTATCGCCTTTATGCCGGGTGATGTCATTGAAGTCATGGATAACAACTATGCCGCAACCCGCCTTGGCGGTCGCATTATCTCTCACAGCGGCGCGGTGATAACTGTAGACGCAGATGTTTCATCTCTGGCAGGCGGCGGTGACACAATGTCGCTCATGGGTTCTGACGGCAAGTTTAAACGCTATCAGATCGCATCAGTTTCGGGTCGGGTCATCACGCTGAGAACTCCGCCTAACTGGGTTAAAGACGGAACAATATTTGTTATCTCTACCGGTGAGGTAGCCACGCGTCTGTTTCGGGTTATGGGTATCTCTGAAGACGAAAACAACTCTGTTTACAGCATCTCAGCAACGCTATTCGACCCGAACAAGCAGGCTATCGTGGATGATGGCGCGGTTTTCGAAGCGCCCAACGATACCCTCAATGGATATCGTGTCCCAAACATCGAAAACTTGCGCATTATTAACGTCAACAGTGAAACCGTTCAGGTCACGGCAACGTGGCAGACGGCGACGCTGACCAAGAAGATCGTGTTCGAACTCTACGTTTATAACGCAGACAGGAAGGTTGTTGCTCAGTACGAAACAGACCAGTTCCGTTATGACTTCTATGGTTTGGATTCAGGCATTTATACGCTTGGCGTACGTGGCCGCAATGAGAACGGAATGAAAGGAGCGGAGACTCAGGTAAGCCTGGTAATTGGCGCTCCTTCTGCACCTTCTTTCATTCAATGGACTCCGGGCATCTTCTCAGCCGATATCGTGCCGGTTATGAACGTATCAGCAACTACAGACACGACATTTGAGTTCTGGTACACGGGTGAGGTGCCAGCCAGTTCAATCGGTGCCGTGGAGACAGAGGCGCAGTTTCTCGGAAGGGCGTCACAGTGGACACTGCATGGCCTTAAGGCTGACCATACCTATTACATGTATGTCAGGACAAAAAACGCGTTTGGCGTCTCGCCTTTCGTTCAGGCATCAGGCCAAGCATCCTCTGACATCCCCGGTATGCTTGATTACATCGATAAAGCGATACGAGAGTCGGAGGCATTCGGCCGTCTTACTTCGAATATTGATACGAACATTGAAGGCATACTTCAGAATGCCCTCAACCTGGATGCATCAATCGATCACCAGTTTGAGGCTTATGGGCGCAACCGAGCGGATATCATCTCAGTCAGGCAGACTGTAGCTAATAATGACAGTGCCTATGCTCAGAAGTTTGAGCAGATTCAGGCTCGGTCAGACCAGAACACCGCGTCCGTGCAGCAGGTATCCAGCGCTTATTCAGACCTCAGCGGCAAGCTTTCTGCTCAATGGGGCGTGAAGGTTCAGGTGGACAGTAACGGTAATAAATATGTTGCCGGTATGCAGCTGGGCGTTGAAGGTAATGGCGGCACAACACAGTCTTTCGCCTTATTCAGTGCTGATAACTTTGGCATATACAACACCACCAATGGCACTTATCAGCTCGCATTTACGGCCGTAAATGGTCAGGTCTTTATGCGAGACGCGTTCATTAACTATGCCTCGTTTACGCTTGCCAAGGTTGGCTCATGGTATTCGGCAAATTATGTTTCAGGACAGACTGGCACAATCATGAGGTCAGATGGATCATTCGAGCTTAACGGGCCGGTTTCAGGGCAGGGAAGGTTTGTAATAGATAACAGGGGCGCAGCCTGGTATAACGCGAGTGGACAGTTGGTTTGCTCTATGGGGGTACAGAGGTAATGGCAGGATTTCAGGCTTTTATTAATGGCACCTCATTCGATGCAGTTAATGCCATGTCATACAATTTTATTGCAGATGTAGCTACTGTGTCAGGAACTGGAAACAAAACCTATAATCTAAACGGATTCACCATCAGTGCTGTAATCATAGGAGGAAGAACCTCAGCCGGTTCGAGCCAGATTAATTACACCGTTTCTGTTTCAGGACAAACGGTATTTTGGAATGATGTCGACATATCCTCAAAATTGATAGTGACGGCGACAACGACCACTACTCTCAGTTATGCAGGCTTTGTATATAATGATTACTCTTTAAATCCTCCAGTATTCAAACTTGCACCAACCTTCACGCCATTTAATCTTGTTCAGGTTATAGATTTGACGCCCGCCTTTGGTCAGGTCATGCAGACCAATGTTCCCGTCAGCACTCCATTTATAGCTTTTCACAGAAGCCTGGCCTCTTCTGGATTTAATCATGTATGGTGGACAGAGATAAACCAGAATGGCTATTGGGCATTGCAGTTCAGGCCTAACTTTGGTTACCAGATGACGGCTACACGCATCTATGTTTTTGCCAAGATGATGGTGAACGTACCTTCTGGTGGCTTCTTCATGTACGACAATGGAAAAATGGTATGGCACAGCAATTGCCTTCCTTTGCAAATGCAGACTGGGTCGACTACAAATGCGGGGCAGCCTGTAGCATCTACCAGCGGTGTTTCGGTGGTGGTAAGTCAGCCCTTCGATCCCGCCTACCCAAACACAGGCGTAACGCTCTATAACTGCTACAGCGGGGGAGTGAATAGTTCTGGCAACTATGAAGCTAGCGGTGGCGATCTGTTTTCATCCTCTAACTATCAGGTACCACAGGGAAGGCCGCCTAGTTATTCATGCGGACCTCCAGGATTTATATACTGCAATGTATATGACTCTTACTACAGGCAGGCGCTAGGGGTTTAATCGATCGCATGCTGCCGTATCAGTAAACTGTGATTTGTTTGTCCATGTATAAAAAGGTTTTCCAGCAAGGTACTTGCCGTCTTCAATTTTAAACACTGCAATGTCGTACTTTTGTTTGTAAATAACGGCTTCGTTATAGCAAATGGGTGGCGAACTTGATAATCAAGCCGAAAGAGTCGTTGCAACACAAATGATAGTCATTACCCTTTTCATTTAAATATCCTTTTCTTATTATGTGCTGATTTTATATCATGCACGGTTTGTATGATTGAGTGAATTAATAAGATGGATGTATTTATTTTGCTTAATCGGAAGAACTGGAAACCATTCCCAATAACACCCGGCCATCGCGCCGGGTTTTTTATTGCCCGGAGAACGCTATGCCAGCAGGCACTATTGCATTAACTAACAACTCAACGGCTGTTACCGGCTCAGGAACATCTTTCACAACCGAGCTGAAAGCTAACGATTTCATTATTGCTATCGTTGGTGGTGTTACCTATACGCTCGCTGTGCAATCAGTGAACTCCGCTAGCGGCGTTACCCTAATCACGGCTTACAATGGCCCAGCAGCTTCAGGCGTTGCGTGGACAGCAGTTCCGAACGCCGCTCTAGTGGGGATAACTGCACAGGTGGCGGCAGACGTAGCCAAGGCCATCCGCGGACTCAACCTCGACAAAGCAAACTGGCAGCAGGTATATAGCGCTAGCGGCAGTATTACGGTCACTCTGCCTGATGGAAGCCAGTACAGCGGGCCATCATGGAACAGCGTTGTAAACTCTGTTTCAGGTAAAATGGATAAAAGCCAGAACCTCAATGATGTATCAAATAAAACAACTGCGTTGAGCAATCTTGGTGCATTACCGCTATCGGGGGGAACACTAACTGGCAGTTTAACTGGCACAACTATCGTTGCTAGAAACGGTGTCTCGGCAACGTCAAATGGCGCAAATATGGCGCAACAAGGGGCACATCTTGTCTGGAATGAGGATAACTCTACAGGTAAGGGTTCTATTGTAGTGAACCGGGGGAGTGGAACCGGCGGGTTTAATATCCGTATAGTGAATTCATCTAATACTGTTGAGAATGCAAATTTTCAGTTTACTGTTGATGGGCTTTTGTATGCACCCAATGGATCATTTTCAGTGGGTGGCCGTGTAAGAGCCTTTTCAGCAGTAAACAGCACCTATCTTGAAGTTAAGGTTGATGGAGCCGCCAAAGGTATTAATTTTTTTGACTCAGATAAAACCCTGAAAGAAGAAATTGAAGATGCTGATGAAAAGCTGGCATTAGAGATTATTCGCAAGATACGACCGGTAGCATATAAATTCAAAGATAAAACCTTCACCTATCAGTCACCAGACCCCATTACAGGTGAGATGTTCATTGCAGAAGGTAAACAGGTTGGCTCTTCGCATAAGTATGGAGTAATTGCTCAGGAGTTTGAAGAACTCCTGCCAGAAGGCGTAATCACAAACTCTGATGGCAAGAAATCCCTGGACCCGCTGGAACAGCTTGGTCTACTCCTGACTGTATGTCATTCGCAGCAGAAACTCATCGACGAGCATTCAGAAATTATCAAAGCTATGGGTGTCAGGCTGAAATATTTAGATGAGCAGCATAACTAAAGTTTTAGACCTAACTAACATTAGGCTGCTTGGAAGCTGAAAGCATTAAAAATCGTTACAAACTCATATCTCGCAACTCATTCGTGGCCTGCCAAATTTCAAATGTGCCACATCCAGTCAGAAAAATAATAATTCTCTAACTTTTTGATCTTTCGAGGTTGACGAAAGAATTCTTGAGGCCTATCATCAAAATACTGTATGGATAAACATGTTTATATGTACAGTATTTTTGCTTTTTAAATTGCTTACAGCTGTTGTAGTTGTTAAGTAAAAAGCAGTTTTAACCTTTACGAATTGAGAAGGAGATAATTATGCCCGGATTTAATTATGGTGGCGGTGTTGGGGACGGCACAGGCTGGAGTAAAGAACGCGGTAGTGAGCCAGCACCTGGTGGTGGCAGTCATGGCAACGCAGGTAATAACAATGGCAGTAGCGGTAGTAGCAATGGCATGACCGACCCTGTTCTCTCTCAAGCACTAAATAAAAGCGTGGGGGACAATATGGCTCGCGGTTTCGGCTTGGATCCGAAACAATTTGTATCTTACTTTTTAAGAGAAGATGGACATGTTCTTGCCATTACCTCCTATAGCTTAGGAGATGCTTATGGCGTAGATTTTGGTTTTCCTCCACCGTCTCCAGGCAATGGCGGCAATGGCAATAATGTTAACAATAGTGCAGGTACTCCTAACGCTACAGCAAGTTACCAAGGGGATGTATCTGCTGCGCGAGTGGCAGCATTAAGGCAGATCATCGCCAACAATTACGCTTTAGCAAATAGCACACAAGCCGGTACCCGAATTACTAAAGCTAAACAAGCAACTGTAGATGCTAAAAAAGAACTGGCTCTTATCGACTATACAATTCAGGGGCGCGCACAGCAAAATACATCTGTTGCAGATGCTGTTAAGTCTACTGCAGATTTCATGGCTGAAATTACGAATAGGTTCGGGCAGCAGGCCTCCGAACTTGCGCAGGAATTTGCAGAGCAAGCTAAAGGTAAAACCCTGCGTAATGTAGATGAAGCACTCGCGGCGTTTAACAATTACAAAGGTTCGCTTGGTGCGAAATTCAGCGTGGCTGATCGTAATGCTATTGCTAATGCACTGAAATCTCTTGACTATACCTCTTATGCAACGCAGCTGGCGAAGTATAGTAAAGGGTTTGGGTACTATGGTACTGCAACCGATGTATACGCCACGGTACAAGAGATTGTTAAAGCCATTGAAACGGATAACTGGCGTCCGGCGCTTGTTAAGATTGAAGCGCTCACAGCTGGTAAAGTGGCTACTGTCGCGGTTGCATTCACCTTCGGTATTCTTACAGGTACGCCTGTTGGAGTTCTCGCTATGGGACTTATGATAGCGTTAACCAGCTCCTTGATTGATGATGCGCTGATGAACAAAATTAACGCGAAGCTGGGTTTATAATCTAAAAGAAATAGGCTGGAAACCAGCCTATTTCTTCATGCATAGCAACGCGAGCAAACATATTGGTATTGCGAAAACAAAACTAAAAATCCAATGCAGTGCTCTGATTTTACTGTTGCCAACTGGATCGATGGTTAAGACACTCTTCTTCCGCACTCCTTTCCCACCAATTCGCATAACTAAATCTTCAAGTACTGACTTGGCAAAAGGGTAAAGAAAACAGTTGGCTAATGCTATCGAGGCCATAATCTGATTTCTTGGCACCATCGGATTTTTAAGCCATGGATAAGCAAACAAAGCCAGCATCATCAATCCAAATAAAAAATGTACCGTATATTTTTTTGCGTTCACTTGATTTCCTTTTTTAGATTTTATTTTAATACTTCCATAATTTTCCTAAGTTCATGCCAACTGTGCGCTAATCAATATGAAATTAGATGTTACAACAATGACCCACAACACTCAAAATCACGCTCATTAAGACTATGACCACACTCTGTTGCTAGATATGTATGCTGCAGCATTCTCAGACCAATACATCTTAGGTAATTTAGGTTCATCTCCTGTCTGAGCAGGGTATGGAGTGGGTCAGGTAAGGGTAGTCGCTGGGTGCAGCAGGCACAAAAAACCCGGCGCAGTGGCCGGGTTGATACTTTACGCAACGCTTCGTAGCTTCAGGCCATCATCATAGCCCATTAGATATGCTGTGAAGGCATTCTTATGACGAACATAACTTGCCTGGCTTTCGGCCAGTTCGCTTAGTACGCCATCATCACCTGCTTTAGGGACACCAATCATTGCGTGCCATTTACCTAAATCATATGCACATCCAGCGCATTTATGACGTCCAGTCTGGCCCTGGTTCTCAGGAAGAACCTCAAACATCTGGTTGCGGCGATGACTTTGTTTGCAAATCTCTTTCATAAAGCACCTTTAAAAATAAGGTGCCGAACGCTTTACACGGGATCTCGCTTGAGATAGTCTCTTTGGCGAGATCTCAAGAAAACATTCAAGCACTGACTGTTTTTGCGGCCCTTAACTGTCTCACCAGTTAGGGGCCTTCCCTTATGTGCAGATCACTATTTAACCGCACAACATCGGGATAATATCCAGGCAGTACAAAAACCTCAATAAAAAGATCAGCTTAACTGCTGTATTTTTTCACATCTGTGTATTCAGCCAGTTTTAACTCAAATCAAGCCCACCAGAAACTATAAAGCCAGCACTCTCAGCAGCTTTACAATTTTGCTCCACGTTCTGCCTTGATCAAATCCACCGATCGATATTACTGTTTATTCATACAGTATTTATCAGAGGAGGATTTAGCATGGCAAGAGAGAGCGACATAAACGGTGCCTTTATGGCTGCGATAAAAAAAGACAGCATGGGGCGGCAGATAGTCACTACAGCGGCATTCCAGAAGAACCTGGACGACGTGAACCACGTCTGGACGTTGCAGGAGTGCAATCGTTGGATACGGTACTACCAGAGCTTCTTCTTCGAGCTGGTCACGGAGCAGAGTGAAAACAAGACTTACGCGCTCCGCAATATGGGATACGTGAGGTAGCTATGGGATTTCCATCACCTGCAAGTGACTACATTGAAAAGCGCATAGACCTGAACGACATCCTGATGCCTCACCGCAACAACATGATCCTGATTGAGACGCCGGACGGGTTCGTGCTGGCCGACAAATCCGTGAAGCCAAATCCTGGCGACAAAGTTGCATTCCAGCTCGGTGAGTTTCCGCAGCTGGGAAGACTGTTCCGGACGGGCATTATTACTCTGGATGGTGAGACGATCGACGGAGAAGGGCTGGAAGGGATTATAGTGCTGGGGAAGGTGACGGCAGAGGTAGTGTCTGTGCATGAGCCAAGCAGGCCGACGATTTAGCGATACCGAAAATTTCCCGAACCGGAAACGAATTTACTTGCAAGTGTTTGATCTTGAAAGAGTGCATTGGTAAGCATTGCAACCATCAAAATGGGTGTTTTTGTTATTCAACCTACTGTTAAATAACAGAAAAACCCCTATATTTCGCAAACAGGAATCGTATTCGGTCTTTTTTTGGTTAATGCTATGCTTCGATTAATATATTTTGAATCAATAGGTTAATCTGCTTTCCGCTGTCTTATTTTCAACTTTGCTGCAAGATCTTCTTCCAATATGTCCTCGCCATTTTCCTTGTTAGCACAAGTTAACACGGGCTTTTTTTTATCCCTTATTAAGTGAGATTGTGCTGATAATGTGCCGCCTGTTGCACTCCTGATCAAAGCTCAGCTATGAGCATAAGGCACGTGTTATACAGCCCATTTGATTGAGGTTTGTTGAATGATTAGTGTGCAATGACTCTTTAATGACCGCTCTACTTTCCTGTGGCGCTATATTAAGTCAGATAAAAATGAGGGAACGATAATGAATGCAGGGGTTGCAATCACAGACCCTGGCAGATATTACACATTTCAGTCACCGCTATCGGCCAACGTATTTTTTGAATTGAGACCACGTGGGCTGCCACGAAACGCACAGCCCGTACTGGATGAGTCCAGCGGCATGTGTATTGGTTATTCTGTGGCTCAGGCTCCCGGTCTCTGGCAGATATACGATGCGCAGGGGCATTTTGTTCGACTTGAAGAGGCACCTCTCGAAACACCACTGATTGATCCTGCAGATATAATGCTTCTTGCGTTTGGCGTATTTCGAATTTTTCGCGCTGGCCGCGCATTATTGGAGGCTGGTACCCGAACTGCTGTAAGTGCCAGACTCAGCCAAACAACAATAATGTTCCTGCGTGCCAGGTTAAAAACGGGTTTATCAGCGCGTAACCTGAAAATGACCAAAACAGCGGCGAGGCACATGTATGAACCGGGTCGCTATGTTCCATTACATATACAGGAAAAAGCTATCCGCTATGGCAAACGCATGGCCGATCCTCGCAAAGGAGAGGGGATGTATCGTTATGAAACGAAAATGTATAAATTACATCGTAAGAAAAATATCACTGAGTATAAGAAGTACACGCTTGAGGTTGTGGTAAGGGTAGCAGACTGGACGATAACGCATTTTAAGTATTTTGATTAACCGACAGGAACGTACATATGTTTGATATCAGAAATGAAGAATTCGTTTTTGCGGTGTCTCCTTTTGAACGGGTCGTCGAAAACGACGTCGATCCGGTTAATCATCATTGGGACTGGATTAAGTCCTTTGTTGAGTTTTCTGTCACTGGTGTGAGAATACAGTATCAGACTGAATTTACTGTTGGAGGACTTAAACAACTGAAGGAGCAGTTTGCTGCCCACTATGGGGCTGTTATTGAGCAACTGGAAATAGAACCTTTTGAGTTTCATAGTGACTTAAATCAGTTAAATATGCTGCTCAGGAAGGTAAAAGGTGATGATGTTGTGGTCATTGAGTATGTTCTTCGTCCTGAGGCACATGCGGATAGTGTGCAGGTAAAAGGGGGATTCGCTATTGATGAAAGCTATTTCCCCGGCATCCTTTCCAGGCTTGATGAGATGATTGAATGGCCCGGTAAACCAGGCTGACGTTTTATTTTTGATTGTGGTTCTGATCAAAAATGAGTGCAGATCAGTCGCCGGTCAGCGTTCACTGACTGGCAAAAAGCCTGTAAGCAGACGTACATCAAAGCTCGCCGATGGATCTGAATAGCGACATTATGGCTTCAATCTCGCTACGCTTTGAAACCATCCCGGCCAAATTCACCCGCAGAGGCGTTAAGGATGGCGTTTAATGGTTTGTTGATGACTGGAAAGAGCCGCACGAATTTTCGGCCGGCAGCGTGTTTCACCTGCTGGCGCCGGATTTTAATCAGGAGCTTTACGGCCTGCCGAAATATCTCAGCGCGCCTAACTCCGCCTGGCTGAATGAGGCGGCGATGCTGTTCCGCCGCAAGTATTATCAGAACGGCGCGCACGCCGGTTACATCCTGTATATGACCGACGCGGCGCAGAGCAGTAGCGACGTTGACCGGATGCGCCAGGCGATGCGCGACACGAAAGGGCTGGGTAACTTCCGCAACCTGTTCATGTACGCACCGAACGGAAAGCCGGACGGGATCAAGATTCTGCCGCTCAGTGAAGTCGCTACGAAAGACGATTTTTTTAACATCAAGAAAGCCAGCCGCGACGACCTGTTAAGTGCGCACCGCGTACCGCCGCAGATGATGGGAATTATCCCGGACAACTCCGGGGGATTCGGGGATGCGGTGAAAGCGTCTCAGGTATTTGTCCGTAACGAGCTGACACCACTGCAGGAACGTCTGAAGGAAATCAATAACTGGCTGGGCGAACAAGTCGTTACCTTTAAAGATTATTCTTTTTGATATTAAAAGGCCGCAACTGGCGGCCTACCATTCAGTTTAAAAGCTTTCTTTTCTCTGAATATTCTTTGTAAAAATCCCGTGTAGAATATGATATAGTTCTAGAAAATCCATACTCTTTATCGAATGACTCAACATTGCAACAGCCATCAAGAATTGTCATTAATTGCGGCAAACTCATGAATGAATTATCTATAAATGCTGGAACGTTGTCATTTCTCAATGGTTCTAACAAACTATTATAATCCATGAATATCTTGAGGTACTTCCTCCAGTTAACCAACGACAAATCAATAACAGGGTCTGTGGAACTGAAAACTGTTTGAGTGGACAACCTTAAAATGGTGTTAAAGACTGTTTTATCCTGAAGGGCACCAAAGTCGTTCAGGCTTACGGAAATTTTCTGAACCGGCATTCCATTGTACTTGATAAGGTGCTCGCCTCTATCGTCTTTCAAAGTTAATTGATTATCAGTTAAAAGCACGTACTCTATCTTTGCGCATTGAGATTGCGATCTCATAACACTATCACCAAGATCTCTGATTAAACTGAAATCCTCACCAGACATAGCCTTTCTAGTTAATGATTTCTTTTTAAGTTCAAAAATGTAGTTAGCTTTTGGTGATGCGATAAAAAGATCGCAATCACCACTTGTTTTTCTATCTAAAGATATAAAATCCCCACTATAAACCTTTATACCACTATTTTCGAATCGCTCAATCAAAAATCGCTCAAGGTATTTTCCAATTTTACTATCTATCGCATTATTGAACTTGTTATTTGGGAAACTAATTTGTTTGATAGTCGCATTAAGTATCGCTAGAGATGTTATGCACGACGGTAAGATAATTTCTCTACCATTTAGCTCAACAACTGGTTTCAATACGTGATCGATCTGTTCGCTTGAAGGAGGGAAAGATAGTTTTTGATTACTGTCCGGCTTGAAAATTTTATTAATGCAAATTAACAAGTTTCGCATACTAACACGCGCGTTTTCTTTCAATTCAAGCGGGTGTATCTCTTTTAAATTTAGATTGTCGCTAGATATTATTAATTGCTTAGCAACGCTAAATATTTTTTTAAGGCTTACGCCATAACTTGTTGCACTCATGTCATCATGGCATTGCGATAAATAATCCAATATTTCCAGAGCATAAACACTCTTAAACTGAAAGAAAGATATTAAGTTATCATAGAGCACATTTTCTTGGAGAAAGTGAATAATCCTTTCAGGATCGACATAAATCGATTCCCAAACTACATATGGCTGTATTTCGAATGTAGTGACTATATCTTTGAGGAACTCAATAAAAGATTTGTATGTTTCAATTGCAACTACTGATGAATCCCGCCCTTTCTTTTCAACATTCTTGACGGATAAAGCTATGATATAACCCCATGGATATTCTGGTTCAATCACATCCATTCCTTGGGTGGTCTTTCTATATAAGAGATAACGCTCTTGATTGGTATCGTATATCCCTGACAACATTCGAAATGTAAAATCCAGGCATCTCACTCCCCCAACTCTTGAAATATAGTCATCTATAATCTCCTCTATGACACCAAATGACTCCTCACTTATATAATAATCATCTTTTACCCGAGAATATTTCACCCCTCTTAAAATTAATTTTTTCCATGCATATGAGAAATCGACCAATTTATTGCTTAAGCCGAGGTGATCATAAGTTGAATGAAAGTAGTGTGATGATTCTCTTGCCTGCCAACATAATTTCAAAACATTAAGCCAATCCTCATTCGTAGCATTGAATTTAGATTTAACTTCGAAATTGGACGCATCCCATACAATACTAAAAAAATCAAAGTAGGGCCTAATTTCCTTACTGCTATTAATGTGTTCAAAAATCAAATGCTTTCTTAAGGATACGCAATCCTTTCTAATATTCCAACCTTTCCCCGCACAATATTCTTTTATTCTTTCATAGCATTCATTAGTACTAATACACGAATCATACTGGTTACTTGAAACCTCGTCACATAAATCTCTAAAATTTTGTACATCCATCACCGTTAGTCCTTTAGAGGGGTAATTTTCGCATGAAATTATAAGAACATACTTTTTTTACAATTATCGTTTGTGAACTTATAAAATAACATTCCTTTTTTCAAGTGAAATCATCAGTCTACACCTCTACATTAAGAGGTAAACTACTGCATATTTGAGAAAGTACCTTGATTTTATCCAAGTGCATCAATGCCATGAATTGCAATCAGACGACTTATAAAAGGTATACTCAGTACACCCTACCCCTTTTAAATTCGGTAGTTTGCTCCCACCTCTGTGCTATAGACGCAGCCTCCGCATACATGTTTGCCCCCTCGCGCGCAATGCTATCCCCGCCACGCCTGCCCGCTTTATGCATCGCTTTTCATGCATGTGCATGTACAACCTCTGAACGCGCCAGCTCTGGTCTTACAGACGCTTAGCGATCCAGTTTCGATCATGCAGATTCATGCAACCATATGCACTTGTATGCAGCAGCAAAAAGCCACCTGAAAGGTGGCTAGTGAAGGGTAGGGAAGGAGGTCTTAATCATTCTGCCTGACAGTATATAGCGGCTTCGAAAATAGCGGTGTCGATTGTCCCTGCCATGTCACTGATCATCGACAGTGCCATTTTTAGTTCATCTTCTTTGCAATGTGCGATCAGCGATACGTCAGCAATGAACTGAATGCGTGCAACCGTTTCACTTAGATTATCGATGTTCATCAAATGATTAACTCCTTCTAGTCAAAATATACTGTATGTATAAACAGTATCATGATGAACTAAAATCGTAAACAATCGTAAGGCTCAGATTAGTCCGACTGCCGTTTTATTAATCAGGCAACTGTATGCCTCTTTTTCTCGCTAGTGCATTGAAGCGCTTTAATGGGGCGGCATTTATGCGACGTCTATGGAACAGATAGCCGCTTGTTCCGCTCCAGTAAGAAAGCTCTCCAATCTTGATTGTGTGGCCTTTCATCATGCGCACAGCTTCACCGTCGGACAGTGTTAACTTGGATATCTCAAAGAAACTCTTTTTCAACGCCTCACGTTCTGCGCAATGACTCCGTTCAGAGTGATATTTGTCCGGCTCAGGTTGCTCCTGCGCTGGCTTTTCTCTTAATCGCTTAAGAATCCTTCTACGCTCGGCGCGAGTAGGAGGTTTTGTGAAATCAATAGCAGCTTCAGAATCTCCTGGCTCCGTACAGTTATTGACAGAACTCCGAGAGGACGCGGACGCGTCCTCAAATTCAAAAACCCAATTCAACGTCACGTATCGGAACGATCTTCGATTGCATAAGACGGGTTAAGATCTGGGTGTCGTCACCGACTTCAATTGCATAAACGGCCTTGATGCACACGGTTTCCTGCCGTACTCATTTTAGTCTTCGCTTGCCTGACACCAGGCGCGCACTGCCAGCTCGTCACGGCGTACAAACTGGCCTGCTTGGGCGTTAACGTATTTGGCCCCGTCTGAATGGATGTTCCTTCTGACATTCTGTATGCTTATAATTTATTGAAATCAAGATAACCCTTTCACTTTGTCAGGTAAATTAAGTGGATAACAACGAAGAAAAAAAGATGCTTTAAATGAGATATTGAAAAAATGAAGCGTGTGTTTTTATGGCTGACACAGTCTTTTTTCTATTTAGTACCTATTGCTGTAATTGTGGCAGGGTTGTATATATTTATCAGGTTTATTCCAGAACATGCTGCGTTTCTTAGCATAACATGGGTGATCGTCGTTTCATGTGTGTATATAAAATACAATCGATGGTATTAGGTGTATGCAGGGATTTTTAGTAATCCCATTTTAATTGGTAGTTATAAAAGCGTGAGGAAAGTAATTAGCTAATAGAAGGTTTTTTAGCTTCCATTTAGTTGATTAAATAAGCTGGATGTCTCGCATTGAGAACTGCAAAGCGTATTTGTTAATCAGACTCTCAGTCGTTTTTATATGTTCAAATATCAATCATTTTAATCAATAGTGCGCTGTCCTTATCCTTGTCTAAGCTCCAGTTAATGCTCAATGCCGCATACGCCAACCTGCCAGCAGAATCGCAGAAAATAGCCTTTTATTTCCCCATTTCATCCCCAAAATTGACCTCAATCAACCTCCCCCAACATCCTCCCCAAACCCCTTCTAACGTTTACCCACCGTATAAAAACCGGGACGTAACCTGCCCCAGTGATATTTAACCAGGGTCAGTTATGTTCATAAAAAAAGTTATTCCTTGTGTGATTCTAGCGCTGGCAAGTGCCGCAATGTCAGGTTGTGTGATGGCTGATGGTGGTCATCACCGTGGCCCATCTTCTGACTGGCATCGTCATCATGAAAGCCAGCATAACAACACCAGCTGGAGCCATCACGCCGGGCCGGCTGCGCCCGCAAACAACGCTTCTCAGCATATGGGACCACCGCCAGCGCCGGATAGTGCCGCTCAGCATATGGGGCCGCCACCCGCTGACAGTGGCATCCACCGCTGGCACTCTTAAGAGACGTTTGAGCAATCAGTACGAAATCTTCTGAAGCGACTGGGGCTTAATCGCCCCTTTTCACGGGCAATGTTCACCTGACCAAATTGTTCAGTAAGCGCGCTTCATCTCTACCCGACAGAGAACGTAAGCCTGACGAAGCGTTGCCGCTAAACACAATCCCTAAAAAACCGACCCCACTCGCAAAAGTCACAACAACTCTCGCAGCAAGCACCCAAAGCTTACCTGTCATCTTGTCATCATCTCCGTTTGGCTTATTCTTAATCTCCAGTCAAAAGGAGGAATGTTTATGAAAGCGGCAATTGCTAATAGTGAACACCAGGTTGAAGTGGTTGAGAAGACGCTGCGTCCTCTCAAAACCGGCGAAGCGCGGCTCAGGATGGAATGCTGTGGTGTATGCCATACCGATTTGCATGTGAAGAACGGTGATTTTGGTGACAAGACCGGTGTCACACTGGGTCATGAAGGGATCGGCATCGTTGAGGAGGTCGCGCCGGATGTCACCTCGCTCAAGCCGGGCGATCGCGCCAGCGTCGCCTGGTTCTTCAAGGGCTGCGGGCACTGTGAATATTGTAATTCCGGTAACGAAACGCTCTGCAGAGACGTCATCAATGCCGGTTATACCGCCGATGGCGGTATGGCTGAAGAGTGTATTGTTGTTGCTGACTACTCGGTTAAAGTTCCCGATGGGCTCGATCCTTTCGCCGCCAGTAGCGTCACCTGCGCCGGTGTCACTACGTACAAAGCGGTAAAAGTATCAGAGGTTAAACCGGGGCAGTGGCTGGCAATTTATGGCCTTGGCGGGCTGGGTAACCTGGCGCTGCAATATGCGAAAAACGTCTTTAACGCCAAAGTGATTGCGATTGATGTCAGTGACGGACAGCTGGCACTGGCGAAAGAGATGGGTGCCGATCTGGTCGTCAACTCTGCCAGCGAAGATGCGGCACGCTTTATTCAGGAGAAAACCGGTGGGGCGCATGCGGCTGTGGTCACAGCCGTCGCCAAAGCGGCCTTTAACTCGGCGGTGGATGCGGTCAGAGCCGGAGGTCGGGTCGTAGCAGTCGGATTGCCGCCGGAAGCGATGAGCCTGAATATCCCGCGACTGGTGCTTGATGGCATCCAGGTGGTGGGATCATTGGTCGGAACGCGCAACGATCTGGCGGAAGCGTTCCAGTTTGCGGCAGAAGGCAAGGTGGTGCCCAAGGTAACTAAAAGGAAGATTGGTGAGGTCAATGCCATCTTCGATGAGATGATTCACGGCAAAATCCGCGGCAGGATGGTGATCGACTTTACCGGTCAGTCTGCCAGTTAGCACCCAACTGATCGTCACTAAGGCCCGCGCATTGCGGGCTTTTTTATGCCTGCAGCGCCTGGTCCTGCCACGTGAAAGCCTTAACGCGTATTCTCCACAAACATTAATAAGCGCGGCTTTATGTTTCATTATGTGATTTTTACTTGCACTTTACCGGTAACATTATAGTTTATGAGGTGAGGTCTTGATTACACACAACTGAAGGAGGGTTATTTATGGCAAAGCACCACTTACTTAAATCCATTGAAATTGCTGCAATTGTACTGTTTGTCCTGATACTGGCGTATCTGGCTGTGACCGGCCTGATGTCATCCATGGGCATGGATCACGCCTGGCCTTATCCCACTAAGTAACTGAGTGCCGCACCAGGGAAACTATAAGTATAATAAATAGAAAATAACCCTCATACAGGGCAGAAAAAACCCCGCGAACGCGAAGTTAATCAGAGGTTACACCAGACTTACCGACAGCAGCGTTAGCTCTTCAGTTTCCAGCGACAGGCTTTTTTTGGTTTCAAACATAAAGGCTTCGAGCGCCTCCTCAACATTGTCACCTTCAATAAAGGCGTGCGTCGTAACATGATTTTCACCTTTTGGCTTAATCACATAGGAAACAAACCACTTCTTTTTTTCCAT